ATATTGCCGGAAAGAATGCTCTGCACCATCCAATCATACCCACAGAAACCTTTACTCTGTTTCCTACGCTTTGCTGCTTCTTTTGAATCTATGATTGAGCAGGATATACAAGCTGTCCAACCATCATTCCAACGGTGCCAGAAGTCCTTACCGTCAAGATAGGAATATTTCTCAATCTCAGCCTTTGTGCGATAGGCTCTGATGATATAATGCTTATCATCTTCACCAGACCACCGACCATTCCACGATCCCCGGTTAGGCATTGTCAACTCAAAACATAATATCATATGTCCTGCTCCTCTCCTCTAAGTTCAGCCACCGCATCATCAAGAGCTTTGCCATACTCCTGCATTGTGTGATAGATACTATACTTCACATCTGTACTATTGCAGAATACCGCAAATATACCATATGAATCAAGCTTAACACACATATCACGCATTAATTCATCATCAAACGACATCGAATCGGAGTTTACTGTAAATACTATAGCACCACCATAAGGAACCGTATCTACTGTACCAACAGGTATACCTTTTGCTAACGCCAGCTCTTTATACAGAGCAGATAACTTCTCAGCTTCGGCATTGATGTCTGATAAAATCTGATTTAATTCTCTCATTATGAATTCTCCTCCTGAAAATAATATGTAGGAAAGATATTACTCTTCCTAAATATAATAACGATTGCTTATCCCTACATTTTTACAGTTGTGCTTTTAGTTCTCAGGATTACACCCCCATTTCAGCAAATCCTAAATTCAAATAGTCATCCCCTTGTTTGATATAAGCTTCCACAGTGATATTCTTATCACATTCATCACATCTTTCAAACCTATCCGGACACTGTTCACACATACTCTGAAAAGCAACACTATATATGCAATCATTATATGTGATATATCGGGATGTCTTTATACCAAAGTGCAATAATTCCTCACGCATACTATTGGCGGCTTCCTGTATTATCCATTCCTTGTAATCAGATTCTGTCATCCAATCAGTTATCCAATTATCTACGACAGTAGACCAACATCTCCACATCCCGGTTTCAGGATGCTGTATATTTGCGTGACCCATAATTAATTCCTCCCCTTTTTACTCTTATTCTCAGCCATTTCATATAATTCACCTAAGAGCATAACGGCGTATCTGCGAGTGTTATATATTGGATTCATACAAAGCATACACTCCTGATTCTTAGTAGGTGTAGCCTGCTCCCATAGAACTACTGAGGTATTTATGCACTTGAAAGTTTCACTCGATGGTACATACAATCTACAGTCGCTGCCTACACACGTATACGGTTCAACCGAGTTCTCCCACTGAAATACTAACTGCATCTGAAAATCTACACCGTCAATAGACAACTTTATGCCGCTATCCGGTTTATGCTTCAGCATAAAATTATAAAATTTATGAATGCACTCAGGGTATAACCGTGTATATGCTGTCACAGCTTCCTCGGTAGGAATATTCATATCATAAATAGAACACAAAATAGCCAATGCACCTGCGGAGAAATAGTATTCATATTTGCCGTAGTCATTACACTGTAATTCCTGCTTTATAAGCTGACCATGCTCGTATTTATCATACACATAATGGTACGTATCAGCAAAACAACTTATCTCCTCATCACAACCATAGAAATCTATACCACTGACACTATAGGGTATTTGGTCTATATGCACACCATTTGAACCTTGTATCTTAAACGGCATTAACGGTAATATCTCATCATGTACATTATAAATCTCAGGTAGTATCATAATTTTGCCCCCTATACTCTTGTTTAGCCTGCTCCAATGCTCTTACAGCATCTTTCGCTACTGAATAATAACCTATGGTTTTCCTCTTACCGTCTATAGTAAGTCTTACGTGCCACTTGTTATGATTTTTATTGAAGTAGACACCTTTCGGCATAGGAGTAATATCTAAATTCTCCATACGATAATCAAGCTTATTGCCGTTCTTGTACTTCACCTTGTAAAATTTGTGAATATGCATTAAGAGTTGTATCATTGATATTGGCTCACCCTTTGTTCTTATCAATCCTAAGCCGTGATACGGATGTATACCCCAAACATATTGGCTAATTATGGGATAGTCGCACTTATCTATATAGAATATGTAACCGCTTGGTGTATGACCTATGACATATTCTTCCTTGTCCTCATACCACAACGTAGGTGTGATAATATTACGCCTATACTGATCAGGTTTTACTTCTTTTATATTCTCCCTACGAACTTTCGACTTCACACAACCGCAGGATGTAGATATCCCGTGTATAACATGGTCAGCTCTAACTGCTCTCACAGTATGCGCTTTACAGCTACATCTACATAAGAGTTTTCTTCGTCTCTCTTGACCGATTACATAGAACTCATCTGTTACACCGATAACTTCCCACTCACCAAATGTCTTGCCTATATACTTCTCATACCTTGCTCTTACTTTCTCATTCGATATCGCCATACAATTCACTCCCTTACTTACTATAACGATTACTCAGTTCAAACTTTTCCTGATAATAAAAACAAATCACCCTCCACCGATTATTACCGATAGAGGGTGATCTGTAGTAGTATATGAATTAGGAATTGGTGTACTCCCAACGAATCGTACCTGAATCAAACACCTGAGCGAATCCGTGATTCATCATAATTTCCTTTTCAGTATGATTCTTAATTGTTTCCTGAGTAACATCTGAAAACAAATTAGGTAGGTTCTTCTTCTGACAATTTACACGATTGAAATATGATGCCCCTTTCAAACTGACCCAAACATAACTTGGCTTAGACTCATTAACTTGTCGGAAACCTAAAACAGAATACAAGTCACCTTTTGTGTGTGCTATATCTGAAAAAGAAATAACTTTATCAAAAGAGTAATGCTGCTTGAAATACTTAAACAGCTTGCTTGCGGCCCCTACTACGGTAGTATTGATTTGATTACAGAAACGTGAGAGTTCAAGAATCTCACCTTCATCATCAGATTCACCGATTGTACTACGTACTTTATTGAAAGTCATTACTGCAACTAACTTGTTCGTCATCTTATGTTTCAGTCCGAGTCGAATGCTCGCATTAGTACCACCTTGTCTATGATGCTCATTCAAAAACCGCATAGATTCTTCTGCTGATAATTCTACTACATAGGTATCTCGACCATAAATCTTTGATTCAGTACAGCCCAAGGCATTTCTCAGCATAGACTTAATCACATCAGGCCGAGCATTCATCTCATACCCAAATATGTGAAACAAGAATATGCCAATGTCTCTACAGGCAATAGATTTATTCTTGTGATACATATAGGATTTGGGTTCTGCACCCCAAGGTGTCTTAAATGATGAATTATGGGTTGCCGTAGGATTACACTCAATAGCTATGTTATGCGATGGGATATATATATCTAACTCTAATGGGGGAATTACAGATTTAGAACAACGAATATATTTAATTCCCCAATCATCCAACCAAGAACATACCGTATTTTCCATAGAAGAATACGTATTAACTAAATATCCTTGTAAGTTGTTTCTGCATACAAACACTGATATTGTTGATGGTGTCACACCCAATATAGATGCAAGCATTGGTTCTGTTCGCTTATACTCAGGCAATTCCTGAATAAATGATATGGGATCTTTCTTAAAAGATTGCATCTGTGGTGATTGCTTAGAAAGCAAAGTCTGTTTGAGTTTTGCTCTAACAGCCGCATTTTTAGTAGATACAGCTACACCAAACTTAGCTATATTTGATTCTGCGACCTTTTTCTTACCCACATCAGACATAGTATAATATTTAGCACCGTATAAGCGTTCCATAGTTTTACACGCTTTATCCGCAAGTATTGGAGATGCCATTCCCCACCCACCGTATAGTTTCTCCTGTGAAGCTTTTGTCCTACTTAGTATATCTTCACGTTTTATAGGATTGGACATTGTTTCTTGCCGATGATCCAAAGCTCGTTGTAGTATATCAGAAGATTGCATCGGGTGTTCAACACCATAGCGTTCCATCATTGTAGTTTTAACCTTAAATTTTATTTCCGGACACATTGTACTTGGATACGGTACACCATATCGATCAACACAGGTATTTGTCATTTTATTCCTAACAACCTTAGATTTAGCCGGGTTATCCACACCATATTTACTAAGCAATGTGGCTTTGGTCTTAGCCTCTACTTCAGGCAGATGTAAAGTGGACTTCTCACCATATAAACGCATACACGTTGCTTCAACCTTAGATTTTACACCTTCTGACTGCATAGGATGTATAACACCATATCGTTCTAAGTTGGTAGATTGTCGCTTGCGCTGAATCTCTTCTGCATTTTCAGACATAACTTTCTTCAAATTATTATGCTGTCGCTCACGTATAGTCAGATCCCCCATAGGATTCTTACTACCGTAACGTTCTAAATTTGTCTGTTCAATCTTTGCCTGTTTAGCCGACAACGCTTCCGGATGTGTCTGCCAATACCGTGAAGCATTTTGTTGTGCCGATTTTAAGCTACACTCCTTGGAACAACAAGTATTAATATGCCGTAGACTATCAGTTAATACGGGCTTACCACAGACAGGACAAGCATGATAATGGTCTTTATAGCACATAGTTCTTCTTGAGGATTTAGGTTCAAATTCATCCCCACATAGAACACAAATCCGTTTCTCCATAACACACCCTCCTCGCTTATAACTGATGCAAATAGTCAGCAATGATTGATTTATAGGTATCACTATGACTAATCACTAAATAAGAGTTAGTCCATAAGTGTGAAATGCCATACGTATGTTTAATACGTTTATTCAACATAAATAGTTTTCGGGCTGAGTTACCTTTCAATACTTTCACTACATCAGATAATCGAATCTGAGGTTTGCAGTTTACAAACAAATGTATATATGTTGGTGCAACTTCTAAATCAATAACTGTAATATCCAAGGATTTCAAAGAATCTAATATATTCTGTTTCACCGCAATAGCTATATCCCCCATAAGTAGAGGTACGTTCATTGATACACCCCACACTATATGATACTGTAATGAATATGCATAACCCCGACCATATGTAATTGAGAATTCCCCCATATTTAGGCACACCCCCTACATATTTAGTATACCATATGTATGCATATATGTCAAGTGTTGCAATAAAAAGAATCGGAGAGCATAATACTCTCCGATTCTTTACATGTAATGTAATTACTCACCGAAAGCAGCCAGACTCGTACCCTGCGGAAGTGCAATGAGGTCAACAACAATATCATTGACAACACCATTCACAACAAGCCAAATCTTACCAATCACAGTATTGGCGTTCACCTGATCCAAACCGTTTACATCTGCGGACATCTTAATCTTGTAATCTTCGATTGCTCCGACAGTTACCATTGTATCAAGTATAGGTGATACTCCTGCATAGAACTTGCCATAAGCCTGCTCGTTATTGTACTGGAAGGTTATAGCGATACCACAGCGATATACTACATCTTCGACAGCATTTACAATCCATCTTGTAGACATATTAGCAAGAGCCTGATATGTAGCCGGAGGAACATCAAAGAGTGTTGAGTTACCCCATACGTTAGTACCGAGGTCAGGGATCTTAGTGATAACGTTTACACCGACACCATCAAGCTTCTGCCAGATGTTGAGGAGCTTAGTAGATACGGAGTAATCAGGTTCACCGATTTTAAGATTATGCTTTCTGTTCTTAGGAAGAATCCACTCATACTGTTCTGCCTGATTAAGAACCTGAGCTCTATGAATGAGCAGAGCGATGAATGAGGGAGGAACAGAAACCATCTTCTGCATACCTACCAGTCGGTAGGGAGCCCACGGACCGTAGATACCACTATTTGTATTGAAGAGCGGAATATTGTTAGAATACTCTCCCTGAGCGACCGTGACCTCTGACAGCTGCTGTACATAGCCAAGGGAAGTAGCATTTGTATTATATACAAAGCTTCTTGGGAGCGACTTAGGAAGGTCAAGCATACCAGTAGCACATCTGCTGAAGAATGCTACATCCATAATGATCTTTTGGAGCGGAGATACAACAAATGTACTTGCTGTGATTGTTGTATCGGGAGCGATAGCTAAGATATTCTGGTCATCCCAAGGACAGATGATTCTATTAGGATTGTAGTTCAACTTATCCTTCAGGAGTTGGTATACATTAAATGCTGCATTGTAGCACCACTCCATCTGCTTAATAGCCTTGAGCTTTGTAGCATCCGTAATTGTGGTATTAGCCAATGCTGAAACATATGCTATTGATGCCGGAGTAGAATAACCTGCTCCGTTGATATAACCGTTATCATCTACAGCATATGTACCGCCATAACGTGCCTGAGCATACTCTGCTGCGGTTGTAGTCAGTTCAGCTGAGATCTCATCAGAACCACCGGAGAGTGCTGTAGTATCGGTAGGTGTAGGATCGGGAGTATCAGTATCTGCTACACCGTGATTTGTAAATGTAAGGAAATCAGAAGTCAGTTCATCAAGCATAGGAATATCAGCTTCGTTGTATCCGAACGTGAAGCTAAGATTCTCAACAGCTGTAAGGCCTACTCCATCGGGTGATACATATACTATAAGATTGAAGTATGAGTATGTTTCAGCACCAACCCTATAAGTGAGCTTATTAATGCTGACCTTAATGTTGTTTCCGAATGAACCGGGATACTTAGCGGTCAGGTCAAGAGACTTACCTGTACCGAATGTAATGCTACCACTTGCGTTAGTACCGGGGCATACACGGCATACCAGCACATCATAGCCTGCGGTAAGCAGAGTCATAGCTATCTGATATGAATAATCATTAGCTACCTTGTAGTTTGAGGAAGGACCTCTGAATGTAGATACAAATGATTCAAGACCCTGCTGAGTTGCCGGGAATCTGAACCAATCAGTATCTTCAAGTACATCTGCAACAGTTGTACCCTCATCGAGAGTTGCCGGATCAATGTACGCCGGACCCCACGCTGCTGTGATAGGCAAAGCTACTGTGGCAAAGGCACCTGTACCTGTATTAAAGGTATAGTTGTCTGAGATTTCATTAATTATTATCTGTGCCATCTGTAATATCCTCCTTTAATATATTCTTGGATTTTCTGCGGTTTCCGGTTTTTACCACGGGTTCCTCCGGAGTATCGACCTTATCAACCGTAGTATTACTCGGTACATCACTGACAGTTTCAGGCATACTTTGTACTCTGATCATATTGTGTGCATTGATATACCCCGGAACAGACTTCACTTCTCCGGGTTTGAATTCTACTCCATAGAATTTCCTTATTGCACCTGATGTATTTTTATAAATCATTTAATAATCACCTCTGACCTAAAATCACTTATCTTAATATGATTTTGATTTACATATATTATATAAGGTTATCACTCTACACCTATATCAGTTGATGTAGCGTATCGCATCAGATGAGCTGGTGTGTAAGTTACAAGAACACAGCCCTCACAGTTTAATGTGATAATAGATTGATACAGTTGACCGGATTCTATATATTCCAAACTACCGGAAGAACGTTGAATCTCTGTACGCTCATCCACGGATATGCCGAACCTTATTTTTCTATCGGCTTCATATGGTAGTTTAATGGTAAGATAGTACATCTGCAAATACTTAAACAGTGTTTCTCTTACAAGTTCATCCATATCTGCCTGATTTGTGGTAAGCAGAGTAAGGTTATATGAGAGCTTAATAGGTAAAGCTTTCTCATAGTAAAGGTTGTTGGTCTTATTATCAAAGACAGTAGCCACACCGAAATGGGCTCGTGAGAAATTCATTCGCTGCTCATCTATCTGATAATCATTCCTTGTGATAGCGATAATCGGGAAAGATATTCTATCTTCTTGTATCTGAGCGGCTAAATCTACTATCTTCTCCGGCCCCACAACCCTAACCACAGGCTTTGCTCCATCTTCTGTAGGGTTGAATGATTTCGTTAAATCTTCAACAATTGCCGAATCGTAGAGGTACAGCACAATTACTTCTCCCCTTTCTGTTCAGAAATAGGATTACCCCTATAATCTGTATATGGCTTAAAGAAAGTATTTGACTTGTTATAAGTCTTTTCAACTTCCTTTTTGGTTCTACCTACTGGGTTTTTATCATATACAGGAACTACCTGAGCCACCATATGATCCGGTGCTTGTAAAGCACAAGTAAGTTCTGTAACTCTAAACACCCTATCAGGCATTCCGGTATATTGTCCGGCTATGTGGAATAAGCAATCTTTCTGCAAATTCGGCAGATGAAAACTACAATGGATTAAAAATGGGAGGTTCTTATCATTTTCAACAACCCAACCTAATCGCTTATAGGTCTTTACCTTTGGATCTCCATCAAAGAAAACAGCCGTATCGACCATATCAGAATAGCTATCTATGACAGGTTCACCTTGCGCATTAGATGTAGCCATAAGTGGATATTGATATTTACAGGGAATACCATACATCTCTAAGGCTTCATCGTAACGATCACGCATTAGAATGATGTCATCACCAATAAGATTTATACTCATTGTTCATCACCCACTGTAATTGTTCTGTTCTAATATATCCTCGATATTAGCTACAAAGTCCAACCATTCCCAAGACCATTGTTTTGCATTATCGGTGATATTAACTGCTCCACCACGTTGCAGAACCGTTGTATATTCAGAATATGAAGCGATGTGCATATTATTAAGCCAGTTAGCGGCTTTTGCTACATTAAATACTACAAGGTATTTATGTACCACATCCCCGGATCTAACCGGAAGGATCCTCAGCTTATCATAACCAAGGTTCTGTATTGTAGCAAGGAAAGTAAGCTGATCTGCCGGAAGTACGGTAGCCTGCTCATATGTTACAAAGAATCCATACTTAGCCAGCTCTTGAAGAATTCGTTCTGTGGAGAAGTCATCAACATCACTACCATCAGTAATAAGTGAACCCTGAGCATTGAGCACACAGGCAAACAACGGACCGAATAGAGAATGATATATCTGAATTCGTAATCCGGTAAGTATGTCCTGCTGAATTATATCACTTACAACTATACGGAGCTCTCGACTATTGTTAGACACAACCTGTCTAAGCTGGTGCCAATCTGTAATATTGTATCTCAGGGGTTCACCCATTATAAATCAACTCACTTTCTCTTCTTTGGTTTCAGCAACATATGTCTGCAACTCAACTTGGAATGGTTTGAAATCATCTAAAGTTCCTACCGGATACTTTGCCAAGCATCGTGCCACCATATCCAATTTCAATTGAAACCACAGCAATCTAACTTCAACTTCTGTTATATCCGGATGTTTCTCCGCAAATATAAAATATCTGGTCAATGTACTGCTGAACACTTTAAGGGTATCAGGTGTCATATTTGATAAATCAGCATCACGGAGAGTCCGGAAGTTTGTGCCATTATACTGCTTGAGTTCTGAGAAAAACATATCTCTGAGATTATTCAAGACCGACACCTCCCATACCGCCGCCCATAGCAGCACCATCAACATCTTCACTGACATTGATTTTCCAATTTGTAGCATCAGCCGCCATTTTAGGAAATACTTCTGCAAGGATTTCAACCAAAGCATCAATATACGGTTTATCTTCTACGACTCCGGCATCCTTCAGCAACTGAACAAGAGTTGCAGCCTGATTAAGTGCAGCATCGCGCTTATCAAACTGAATAGTAGACTGAGTAGTTACAATAGGATTCATATGCAAATCAAACTGGTCTACATATCCGCTGAGATTTCGCACACTAAAATATGTGTTGATTGCTTTTCTCCAACCGTTCTTATATGCAGTCATAAGCCTTTCAAGGATATTAGCATACAAAGCGGATCGCTGAGACATTACAGTTCCTGCAGCACCTAAACCTTCTGCGGAGGAGAAGTTCATAGCTTCCTTCGGTATACCCAATACGGATAACTTCTTATTCTGATAGTAGTCCAAAAGCTTATTATCTGCCTCGGTATTATCAGCCATATTGAGATCTGTTATAGATATAGCATCTGCTCCGTTGACCTTTGGGAGATATATCAGATTGTTCGGAGACTGAGGGTTAAGGAAGCTCTGCGCATCCCCGGTTATAGTATTCATTGAAAGCTGTTGCTCAATCAAGTCTTTAATTCTTTGCAATATATCCTGAATCTCTTCTTCCTCAGCATTTGCACATTCTACGTTGATAAACTTTACAACACGGATAAGAGATGACAGAAGTAATGAATCTTCTAACAGGGATAAGTTCTGCGTAGGAAGGACTGCACCATCCATAAGTGGCTTTGCAAACTGAATGTCATATGTACTAACCGAACCATCAGGTTCTGTCATATCAATGGTGTAATCACCTAACAAACCACCTAACGAGAAGTGGATAACTGCGGATTCAGGGAAATTGATATATTCATTCGTCTTATCATCCGGCTGATATACATAACCCTCCGGCTGACCCTGATACCATATATGCAATATATTCTCAGCAGGCACCTTATAAGCCGGAACAATATCAAAGTCCTGCATAGGTATTGTATTGTTATCCAATGCTACTCCGTGAGCGTGTACATTGCCGGATTCTGTCTTATACATATCAGTAGTGGGTATATACAGATTACCAATAGTAGCCAATTCAAGAATGTGATCTCTGACATAATCATTGATATTCCATCTAAGGAATAGTTTATTAATCAAGTCAGCTACCTTCGGATCTTCTGATGTCGCCCATATTATCTGACCGGATGAATTAGCTACGGTACTATCTGTAGCATAGTAAGATAGAGCCGTAGATATTTGTGAATCCTTAGCAAGATTTCTCATAGTATCAATAAGGTTTTTAATATCAGATACGCTTGATATACCACGCATATCTGATAACTTCACGAAAGCTCCGGAAGTAGTAAATCTTAAATAAGACTGTTTCTTCTGCGGTTTTCTGATTGCTCTAAGTAATCTATCTATAATATTGTTAGCCATAATCTAACACCACCTTCGCAACTATATATAAGGTCAGACAAGGTTCGCAAGGTCAGAATCAATACCATACATAGCAAAGAAATCCTGCTCTGTCATTATCGGTATACCCATATTCCTTGCTGCAACCACGTTCTTACCGCAGACGTTCTCATTAGTACCACCTACCAGCACACAATCCACACAATCAGTGTAGGTAGTAGTTACTCTTGCAGAATAGCTCTGCAATATGGCTGATATTTCAGATGTTGTTCCGTGAATGAACTCACCTGTAATATAAATTAACTTGTTTCTGAATATCGGAGCACCATCAAAGAATTTATCACTCTGAGAGATATGAATTTGTTCCGTTTCCAACAATGTGGTCAGATCACTTGCATTACAGTCATCAGACAGCCAGCTTATAAGCTTATTCGCATCTGGGTGATTGATCCTCAAATCATTTATGATAGATCCGGGATTATTGATATAATACTTGATAGTCTTTATATCATTGGAGCAGGCTGTAGTAAACAAACTGTATACATCTGGTGCTTTGATTAGTGTCAGTGGGATCATCGCCTGTAATACCTTACCAACCGTGACATTCAGTTCACAATTAACATATGGGCGAATAAGGAATATATCAGGGATACAAGTCAGTGTATTATCTTTGATGTGATGTTTAATATCATCTACGGTCATAGAGGGCATACCCATAACAGTAAGGAATCGCTGAATAGGTCTTATCAGTCTTGATGTGCAATGAATATTTGAGCATATAGTTTCCTCACCAGAGTTGAGATTCGCAGCATATATCTTACCGCAGTAGGAACAATGAATAGTATCATTATAATCTACGGTATACCCGGCTGTATCAAACATACAGCTATGACTATCAAGATAAACTGTCAGTTCTTTGGTTAAACCAAATTTAGCAGCATCAGCATATGGCATATACTTTACGGTATCATCATCGAGAGTTACAGCACATCTATAATAGCCGTTATCATCAATATAATTCTCTACTGACATAATCTGCTGCTGACGTATATTTGTACTTACAACTTCTGTCTTATCCTTGCTGAATATGAAGTAATCTGTAATGATGTGCTTAAAATTAAAGTTAGTGGCATTGAGCCATTTGTCAAATACAGAGCGATCCATCTTCGGAGGAACAATCCAACCGGGGAGAACATTAAACTTGCAGAGATGTAAATACTGAGTGACGTGGGATGCTCCTTGGAACTTCACGGATGTACACTCTACATTTCCGGCAAAGAACCTAAACTGCTCCGGATTATTTCTGAACTTAGCCTCATATGTTGCAAGCAAGCAAGATGGCAATGCTCCGCTGATAGTTCTCGGAATATCATTCGTATAAAGCACACCATATACCCACGATGTACCTTTAGTTAATGATATCTTAGCAGGGATATAGTCTCTGCTGATTAGAATTTCATTGAATACATCGGATACATCTTTACGGTCCGCACCATATCCAATGTAGGTTTTTTCCAAATTACCAGAGATATTATACTGCAAGGTAATAGGAAGTCCGATAGGTACTAACTCTACGAATGAACCTGCCTTAAAATAGTTTTCAACATACATAATAGTTTCCCCACTTTCAAAAGTTTCAAAAGTTTACTTTTTACCGAATGTACGGTATTTATTGCCAAACAACCCCGGCAATGCGCTTGTCGGAGATGTTTTTGGACCATTGACTGCTAAGATAGCATTTACCTTAGACTGAGTAGGTATAGTGACTCCCTGATTGTGTAACACAGCATTCCACAACCAACCTGCGGTGGCATCAGACAAATCCTTTGAGTTATGAACAAACACACCTGCGGCTAATGCGAAATTATGGTTATCATAAATCTCTAAATCATAAACTCTATGTGGTGCAGATATATACTCAATTGACACGATTTTATGATTCTTATATTCAGATGTAGATTTTTTATGTCTTAATCTACCTAACACATAACCATCCGGTAAAGGCTGATTTTTAGGGTGGTATTTGCATTCTACCCCATTGTTAATCCAAACCTTTCCTTTAGCACTTGCACACTTAGCTGTACGTACAGCACGTTCCTCCGGAGTCATATTTTGCCACCTTGCCTTATTTCTGGATCGTGCCTCATTGCTCCAAGCTATTTTACGACCGGGATAATAGCCATCAGGTATAGATGCTGTCTTATCAATGTACAATGATTCTACACCATTGGTAATCCACCGTTTCTGAGAGATAACTTCTTGAACCCTGTGATACTTTCCCTGCTTGTGATGTTCTGAAACTTTGGTAGATATACGCTCCTGTATAGTTGGGTCACACATACGGGCATATTTGTTACCATAGGAATTTCGCTCATTTGGCGTAAGTCTCTCCCATTCAATACCGAAAATTCGTTCTATAGCTTGTATGCGTTCTGCCTGTTTCTCCTTAAAAGGCACATAGTTAGGATTTATAGATTTGTAATGATTAAGTATGCCCTGCCTACACGCCTCAGCACGTTTTTCATACTCAGAAGTACCTTTCATTCTAATATGCCAAGATTGAATAGCTGTAGATAGCTGTCTATAATCCTTACTACGATTATTATGAATACGTGTATGATCCTCTTTGGTGACACACAACAAGTTAGTTGGTGTATTGTCACCCTTCACGTAGTTTTGATGGTGTACAACATAACCTTTCTTACGCACCATATTCGGGCAAAACTGCCGATGCTCAAAATGCCACTTACCCTCAAATGGTTCATAATACATACGATACGGCTTCATAACCCCTTTAGATGGATACTTAGTATATAACGGCATAAGAGAATCCCCTACGTTACAATTCTGAATCTCCCGATAAGACCCATCACGTAACATAAACCTATGGTTGGGTGTACAAGTAATAACTTCGCCATTATCCAAGGTCACCTTGACTAACTGCTTAGTTATCTTTGACTGAAATACACGTTTTATAGGTTTAGGTTCTATTCTATGAGTAGTCTCATTGACAGTATAGACCCAATTTGTTTTATACTCCTGCTCTAACATCAGATCCTTGATAGATACATTTCTGCCATCAACTAAAGCAATCATAGTATCATCGGTAAAACATCCACCAATCGGGTGGTCACAACGTCCTGTCACCATATCACGTTGCAAATGAATGAGCTCATCTTGAAGTAATTTACTATCCAGCATTTCAAAACGCTCTTCAAGAATAACTGTGTGTAATGCTCCATAACCATCCGGTGTTCTATCAAGAGATATCTTGTCTACGGTAAACCCCTTCGACTCCAGCTCTTGTGCCACATACTCAGATTGGAACTGATCTCGACTTATCCTATCTATATTAAACCCTGATTTTCGCAACCAACAGATAAAGGACACTATCTTTGAATAAGATATTTTATCATCTCTTGGGGCTTCTATTGCTACCGCAAACATCTGAGCATATATAGGTTCGGATATCTTCTTCCCATCAGGACTTGTAATATCCTTGCGACCTATAATCGCACCGCCTGAAATACCTGTTCGGTCAGATACTAATGATAAGTCAAGGTGTATATAAATAGGCACTCGCTTGAATATAGGTAGGACCTCATCTAAATGGAAGTATTCTTCCAGTGTGATACTATCCTTCACTCCGGTCTGTAATATGTCGGAATAGAATGGGTTTCTTCTATCCGTCTTGATACACTTAGTAAGCATTTCCTGAGTAAAGTAGGACATTGAGCCTAATACTGCTATGCCTGCTAAATCTCTTAAAGCTACATTGAAGTCAGCCAAGAAGTCTGACCTCATATCTAACGGAGGGTGTAATATTTTATATCCTTGTGATTCAAGATCAGCTATTGCTTCCGGAAAATCCTGATTCTCAGGAACTACAAAGCTCTTTTGGTGTCTACCACCTACAGCGATTGTAAATGTCTTAGATGAAAAAGTTTCCTTTGGTAGAACTTCCCACTGTGGAGCATCGGATATATACATATGCTCACCTGCTCCGGCAGCAAGCTGTTCCTTGACATATTCTTCCATAAAATCACTATCGCTGCGCTTAGATGATACGGCGAATATCTTACCGAATACTTCTCCACCGTGTTTGAATGTACCCTTAACACGGGCTGCGATAGTATTATATGTTTCTTTCATACGTGCTTTTGCCTTTTTAACATCCTTGATTCCTGCCTGAGAGAAGTTTACCTCATCACAGAAACCGACAAAGACCTGTTGACCTAATGCGTGAGATGCACTACTACCATAGTCAATAACTATTTTTCCACCATTGGGTATATAATAGAAATCACGTTCACTATCAGAAAACGTACCGTGTTGACAGAACCAAGGACTGCATTTCAAGGTATCATTGAACTCTCGGAAAGCAACTCCCTTTGCAAGATCCTTTGTAATGTTGAAAAACAATATAGAGAACTTAGAAATATCTTTCTTACCAAAGAACTTCTGTGGGTCACGCAAGCACATAAGCCTATAGAGCATATATGCCGTAGCCGTGATTGCAGTAGAAGTCTTACCTATACGTGTAGCACCTGTCAGAACCCACTCACTAAAGGTATTGCCTGCTCCGAATACATTATGTAGTTCCTGTCTCCAAAAAGGATATACTGCTTGACCATTACGGTTTGTCTTACCAAGGAAAGCATCTGTATCAAGGAATGTATCTATATCAACGGGGATCTCGATGTAGTCTGATAACCACACCTGCTCATAGGTAGGTGAAGTTCCGGTATCTGCAAGCTCTTTAAGTATCTGCATTAGAACTTCTTGTTCTGTTTGGTCACAGGATTTATAAATATGCTGAATACGGTCTATAAGTTCTGTAGCCGAATACTGCATTAGCCATCACCTACTGCCTTAGTATCTCCGGTTTGTAAGATTTCTATGACATTCTGAGCAGCATACCGTATCTTATCTCGACTCTCAGATGTAATCAGTTTCTGAGTAATCGGATTATCAACATCCTCGGTAGTATGAACAAGGTCTACTACGCTGAAGTCCTGTAAATCCATATACGGTTGCAACAGCTTATGTGACTCAATCATTGCTTTCTGTAGATTCGTCTGTATACCCATCAGCATAGTCAATGTATTAAGGTCTGAGACTTCAGCATTATCCAGCTGATAATCTAATGCCGCATACAATTTATCTTCCAGTTTATCCATCATCTCAGTATACCGAATGATACGTGTCAGCTGATGATATACTCGCATTACTGTTATATCTTGGATAGCTCTCATCGTGGAGATTCCATTTTCTTTTGAACACGACAATAAGGACGTTCGCATTTTTGCTACGTCCTCTTTTTGTTTAGCTATAATTGGATTCTCGATGATGTTGGAGTTATCGACAGTTTCGATAGCCATAATCACACCTACTTCTTACTTCAAATCAAAAAGCACTACGCTAAGATTAGCCACGGCATCTCTTGCTGTGTTATCTCCGGATTTAGCCTTATCGCCAAGAGCAGAGATAGCACACATAATATGCTCCATAGCCTTGTTATAGTCAGAACTGCTCTGTATCGAACTCTTCTGATTCTTCTGGTTCTTCATCGAGCTCTTCTGATTCTTCATCGAACTCTGCACCTTCTGATTCTTCTTGATCGTCATCTTCATATGTTTCCACAACCTCTCTAAATGTAGTTAAATCAGCATAGAACTGATCTGTATCATCTAACTGTTCCTCAAAATCCTCAATAGCATACTTCAAATCTTCATCATCTCTGTACACATCGGAGGAAGTTACATCCTTTATCAACCGATTGAACTTTCGTTCTACATCGGAAATATCCGGAAACCTTCGATATACCGAAATCTCAAAATCAGCTAAAGCTTCTACTGTTTTGAAATCCCAAATATACTTTCGGAGTTGTATATATAGCTTGTTATATAAGCTCTGCAACTTTGTTGCTGGCACCATCTAAATTCACCTCACTAAGAGTCTGAGCTATAAGCCTATCCATTGAATATAAAGATAAAACATTACGTGATCGGAAACGTTTCAGCTCCCGGTCAATATTCTTATCTTGAACATCAAGCATATATTTATAATAGTATGCGTTGAAATCATCTTCCGTAAGATTACTTATGTACTGCTTAACCTGATTGAGCATAATAAACTTCCTTTATTTTCCGCACAAGCATTTCTATTTTAGGAGAAACAATGTCTGTACGGGACAAACCTTTTATCTCCGTATCGTAGAAATACTGCAAAGCTTCTATACTATCTGATAGTTCATCAATAGTAGGAATCCGTAATGTTTCACCACCGCAGAAGTTACATAAGTCTATTAACTTCTCAAAAGCAGGCTTCTCAACAGATAGTATAGAAAACAATTCTGGTAGCCAAGCGAATTCAGATTCCCCGGTCAGTGGTGGCAGTAGCCCTAACAGATAGTGGAAATCAAGTTCCTCAGTTATAGGTATATTATTTTTCATCGGTTGTTGCAGGCTGCACCGGAGCACCCGTATCACATACTGTAATTGTGAATACGATAGCATTCTCAGTACGTGCGAGTCGATTGAACACAAGATTGCTATAGCAAGCTGCATTGAGTGAATCTATAGCCGGGGTCATCACGTTATTGAGATTGACGTCATCACTGTAATAAACCCAAAGCTCATCATTTTTCACATTCACTCTTGCAACACCTGCGGTATCCCCTTTTGCATTAAGCAGACCCTTTACTTCGTGTGCAGTATTGATGATAGTATTGTTAATACCTATTGTGGGGTTTGTCACTAAAGTATCTGCGGTTACTTTCTGTTTAGAACCCATCTTGACAGAATTCTCTACCACAGTATCGGTATCAGCTTCATCAGATGTTCCGGAAGTTGAATCCGGATCCCACTCATCATCTTCTTCCAAAAGCTCATCCTTGTGTTTATCAAACAAAGAACCGGATGAGCCTGACGGTCTGATGGCTTTCGGATTAGAACCGGGAGCAGTCTCAGCTGTCTCCTGTGACTTATCCTCAGAATCGCTCTGCTTAACATCAGTATCTTTAGGCTGAGTCTGTTTATATTCATCACCAATATACTCATCAAGCTGCTCAACAAGTTCCACATTGATGGGGTCTGCCAATGCTGCAAGAATCTTCTTTTTCTTAGAAGCATCACAGGCCAAGTAAAGCTTAGATGACATAATTGCTGTCTTACAACTGCTCATAGGATTAAGTCTCCTCTCGATTCATATAAATGTATGGCTTTTCAGGAGCATTATCCTGAATGTGGTAACAGAAATACAAATATCGCTCTGTCTGCAAATCTGAATCATCAAATACAAGTCGATACATATGGAATCCTACCGTCACATCAAATACACCTTTATCTACGGTAATCCATATTCTACCTGTCTCCTGCTCCACTTTATCCTCAATATCAACATCCGAACCGTTATCTTCAAGACCGACACGCTCTATCTTGGTTAAAGTGAGATATTTAGCAAGTCCGTTAGGTAGCTTTAGGAAAAACTTATCTTGAAGATCACCGACATTTATAGTAGCACTATGAGCTACGGCTTCATTGTGTTCATATAAATTGAAATGATTTGAATAGTCGAGGCTCATTATATCACCACCGGAATATCAAATATAGTTCTACTATTATATAAGGTTGATTCTTTATTTTTAAGAAAAACAGACTCAGTAATAGATACCAAGTCTGCTTTTCCTGATATAAGGAGTATATAATAATGTATAGGAGATGACGTTATTTAAGGGTCACAGGTATATCATTGACCACAATCTTAGTATCATCGGTTGATACCTTTATTGACTTTGCTCCATCTACAACAACCGGAGACACCTTATCACCGAATCCTGAGTTAATACTGATTGAACCCTCTGTTGTTTTGAACTTAATATTTTTGCATATCAGATTCACAACATTGAAGGTCATACCATCGCAGAATAGTGAATACATATTTCGGAATTTCTCAACATCAGCAGGTTCTACTCCAATGGATTCAAGCATAGTTGATATTTCATTGACCCCAACCAAAACCGGATCGCTGTCATCCTTATAAGCATCATACTGAGCATTGAGCTTTTCATTCAGCATATATATCAGCGGATAATTAGTATCATCACCGAACGTCTGAGTTATAAGATAGTTGAATGTATCTGTTTCCTGAACCGGAGACATTGTATATGTAGCACCTAACGTGAATTCAACAATAGAAGTATTCATATCCTTTGGTGACTTTGTGTAGTACATAATTGAATTCACATCAGATGTTCGGTTATTAAATGCCGGGTAAATGAATCCATCAGTGGGCTTTTTAGAGATATAAAGCTTAGGATCAGACTCTGTAGAGAAATCACCTGTTGCATTATTGAAGGAGAATCCGCTGTCTACTGTATTTGCCGGACAGAATGCTGCGATGATAAAATTATAATCCTCATTAGAATCCTCATTGATTGTATCATCCTTATGCTTATGCCTTACCGTATAAGTACAATGAGCAGTAATAACTGCATACGGTCCGGAGTATACAACGGAGTCAACAATGTGGTTCACATAATCAGCCATTGCATTATCTTCATTCAGATTGGTTAAAACCGCTGCGAACAGTTTTCCTCTTGCAGTCTTACCGTCATCATCATCCTTGAATGTGTACTGTATAAGATTCCTACCAACTTTGGTACTCAGAACATTTCTTAACATTGTATAGTACATATCAAGCTCACGCTCGGTCATACTGAACATAGTTGGTCTTTTGGTAAAGAGGATATCACCATCACCACTGACCATTGTTATGAGTACCTTATTCATCGTAAAGAATCCGCAGTCCTCATTGAAATTCTTCTTGATCTCTGTTACTTCCTTTTTATTCATCGTCATCTTCTCCTATCTCAATTTCGCTGTTGCAGGACAAAAGTCCCTGCATTATCATAATAACCGATTTATCAAATGACATATCTGTACCTTTAGCCCATAGGCCGGTAATAGCGTGAGCTGCCATAAGTAACTCTGCCCTTAGATCCACTTCGCAATCGCCCTTAATGCGAACTTGCACATCTGATTCATTCACCTGTATTTCAAGCATAGTATCACTCCTTTACGGCTTTATTATATATGTATAGGTATATAAAGTTATCTATGATGTTCCCTATCAGCGCAAATACAAATAGTGTTCTCAGGCTGAAAGGAACAAACATAGCTGTGCCTGCTCCTAACAATGTAGCTGTAGAATCTACAATATTTAGGTTATTGTCGAATCGCTCTCTTAGTTTCTCCGTTGGATTTACCTTTGCTTTCAGCTTAGTATTTCCGCAGATAAGGTTTCTTGTTATCACGGCAAATATTATGATGTTGAATAGAAAGTAAAACCGTAGATCATTCCTGATGATAACATCTGCAAACAACACTAAATCTGCAATCACTTCACACCAAAGCATCAACCTATAATGCTTGAAAAGCCTATCGCTATACTTATTCCACAATCGGCAGAATATAATTATCGACACACAGGCTATTATCTGCTCTAAGCTGATAAACTGTTTTGGTACTACTTTCACGGTTTCAGCATAGATATAGGGATATGACAATGAATAGAATACGGTGCTTAGAAGATTTGCTAAGAGCATTAAATTAGATAACTGTTTTAATTTTACTGCACTCATGGCTTATAATCCTCAAATCTATCACAAGTGCGGAATATCCACTTATTATTACACCAACGTTGTAGCCGCTTTATCTCCTTTGGAGCATTAGGTTTGTCATACACCATAACATATGGATTAAACCCCATATCTCTTAATGTATATATCCTATATAAGTTTTGCTCCATCATACTGTTAAAATTAGTAAGGCAATATACCGTACCCAAGTGACCGTGTGGCTTATGCTTCGCTCTATCAGCATAATACCTAAATTTATCGGTTAGTGCATCATTAGGATTATCCCACGCAAAATGAATCTCACTTATACGCATAGCATTTATATCTGATATATCATCCTCTGTAAGCAGCCTAATATCTAATCCCTGAGTGAAATCTATAACCGCACCTGTACTAATATACTGTGTCATCAAATCTCGCTTATCTATGGGTTTCAACGCTGTTATGTTAGGGTTCAATACCTTAATTTCACTCTGACCACACCAAAAATCTGATACATCTGCTACTTTTACAGCGCACTTTCCCTCTTTTGAAACTACGTGACAAAAAGCGCAACCTCTTGGACATCCCCTTGATGTCATACTAACTGCAAAATTGAATTCAGGATATATACTATAGTCCGGAAACATCTTTTCCATATCAGGAGGTAAAACACTATCCTTTGACCGATCATATACTTCAACGCCATCAATGTTACTGATTGCAAATCCTGTTCCACCCTTAACCAGCTTCTTACAATTCAAAGGACGTGATACTGGCGATGTATAAGTATTAGAAAATATCTTGCTCATATATACAATATCATACATAGCCGAATCTGCACTCCACCAAGATACATCATCACCTATGGATTTATGATAGGCTGATATTCTCATAAGCGCAAGATTAGGGAAATTGTGACCATCCACATCAATTAATCCTATCTTCACACAAACACCTCACACCGCATATTTCAATTCAAATACAAGCTTGCTAAGTATAGCGTGAGCACTCATCCGGTTCAAAGCTAAGTCATTCAAAGCTCTTAGGCACAATGGATACCACGCTGAATTACTATACATCAGGTATCTCAGCAATATCTCCGTAGGTACAGCTGACCCATCCGGGAATTTCTGCATTTTCCACACTATACTTGATACGGAATTCTTAGGTGATATATTACCTATCACATCCTTAAAATAAGATATGTTCTTATCTGATAAAGCGATGAGCATATCCAGCTCCACGAAATTCCGAATGCACCGCCACAAGACATTATCATTTTGGATTGTCTGAATCAATGGTGAGTCCTTAGTCTTAGCATAAGCATCTATATCAGCAGACAGTATGTTAGGTACAGACACCAAGATTGCTCTACTAAGTATAGTATCCGGGATCTGAGATATGTTCCTACAAGTTATAACGATGTATATGTTGGATTTTGGCTCTTCCAAAAACTTCAACAATGTATAAGATGCTGCGGCTACACCAAGGTCAAGGTTCTCAATACAAAGAACTATAGGGGTTTCTAACTGAATCAGAGAATCTATCATTGATTTGATGTCATTAACTTTGGGTTCAATCACCGTGAAATCTGGAATACCTAATAGCTTGCCATACTCTCTTGCAAGATATGTCTTTCCCACAGCATATGCTCCGCTGATAACAACGGCCTGTTTTCTCTGCTCTGCCAACTGAGTAAGGTCAATAAGTGCCTGTTGCTGATTCATCAAATGCATACTATATCACTCCTAACGCCGGAATTTCCTGATACTGCATAATAGATAGGAGATATATCAACCGATCATACACATTATATGATACACCGGATCTTGATTGTCTGAGCTCATTGTATACGTGCATAAACGCCCAATAGATGCTATTAGCACTCCACAACTTTGCATATCTACCAAGGTCAGACTTACACTTAGGGGTACAAGATATACGCTCTAATTCTATCAGAGCCATAAGCATAGTATAGAACATAGCAGATAACTCTCCGGTGTACTCATCTATAATATGCAAGCTCAAATTAAAGTCCTTTGCGGCAAAGGCATATCTAAATGCATTATTCTCAGTAGCTACGGTTGAACTGAATGCCTTAACCATAGCCACAGTATCATCTACATACATCCCGGCATAGGTCATACTCTCACATATATGGTATGCTCCCATATAATCGCCTCTGAGCTTTATAGCCATATCTATACACGTAGTAGGAAGATTTGGAAAATCGGATTCCAAATACTGCTTTATAAATGTAGGATTCACCGGATCAAATGTTACAGTGTAATCAAGCAGATACTTATTGCACTTAGTCCGATGCTTAGTCTGCTCATATATACAAACTATTGTACCCACTATATTGGTAGAAGCTATTAAATCCGCAGTCTTATCATTGATGCTGGATATAAATGTATCATCATATCTAATCACATAGACCTTTGGTTGCAACGGAAACAACCTTTTCTTGCGCATCAGACTAATTACTTCATCCACGGTATTGACCTCAGATATACTACCGTAATGCTGTTTCAACTGTTCAATATATCGAAACTTTATGCCATATTCCTCACCACAGAAGATATAGAACTTAGTCGGCTGATTGGTTAGGATCTGTTTCCCGGCTTCCTGAATCGTCACTTGGTTCATCTCCCCACTGATATTTCCGTTTGAGCTCTCGGATTTTTCTATCTACAAGTTTCAACAATTTATAGGTCAAAGCATAATGTGTAGTCTTGGGGATAGCTGTATGCCCCAATGTGTATACGCTTTCTATCAAAACATCACTTGATGTATGATATATACGTATCTCGGCTATTCCAAACCTTTCAGATTTTACATATACTACACCATACTCTGATTCTGAGATCTTAGTATAGCCTTGTGACTTAAACTTTCTATCTATAGCAGTAGTCAACATATTCACCCTATCCCATCAAAGAATTTAGATTTGAAGCATTGTATCTTCATTAATAATAACGATTCATTGTTTATCGAAAGTTCATACACTCCGGTATCATTGAATAAGGCTAAAGCTCTTGAATGGCTAAAGCTAAAAGATTTTGGGGAATCTATGCAGCCTAACTCCTCAACCTTATGGTAGTCACCACTATAACAATACTTAGGAATAACAACCCACGTATTGATTAGTCTCTGAGTACCGTTATCCACACACAGAATCGGTGTTCTCATTACACCCTTGGCTTCATTTGCAAGCTTAACCCACCAGTCCTTTTTTATAACTATCTTGTCTTTAGGTTCAGTATGAGTTTTGCACTCAGCTAACCAATCTGAGGATTTAACATCTCCCGGATTGAACAATCTTGCTCCACTGGCAGGGGTAGCAGACCATCCAAGGTAATCTGCTATCATCTGTTCCTGCTTTGTGCTATAATACTTAGTCGGATTCTTCGTCATTAGCGGCATCCTTTCCATTAATATCAGCGGTAATATAATCTCTGAGCTTCTTATAGTAATCCTCATTAGAGTTGAGGAAATCATAGACCTTGCCGAGTCCGTTGACCTTTATAGTCTTACCAGTCTCATCCACAAGAAGTTCTCCCGTTGTGGGATCTACAAAACTATACCAACCTGTTGATTTCTTGATTAATCCATAGTTCTTGATTCCAAGTGTAGCATAGTCGAAGTCCGGTCGAATTCCACTCTGGAACATTAGATAGAAGGTACCCATTTTTCTGTCATTAGGAGCAGTTTTCTGCTTGGTCATCGTAGCTTGAATGATACAACCTGCCGGATTCTCAGCAGTTTGAGGAAGTTCATTACCAAGGAAATCAATAGGCTTACCTTTTCTCATCATCAATCTCAGAGAAGCATAGAAGCGTGGTGCATTGCCACCGGGGGTCTTTACTATATAAGGATTATCCATACTGTCACGGATCTGATTAATACAGATAAGCGTACAACCATATCTTGTAAGCAACGGAATAATCAACTTATAGAAGGTGTCAAGCAGACCTGCCAATGCTGCTACCGTTCTTTCACCAATTTTCTTTTCCATAACCGTTTTGGGTGTGAGTGCCGGAAGAGAATCTAATACGATAAGGCCTAATTCACCTGTTTCAACAAGTTCTCTTACGGTCTGCAATACATCTTCACCGAACACGTTGGGTGGCTGCATCACATCTATGACACTTAAATCCAACCCAAGTGTCTTAGCCCACGTAATATCAAAGGAATGCTCTATGTCAATATAGAGAACTTTCTTTGGTCCGAGTTCTTCCAGTTCCTCAAGTTCATCTTTTGCTGTCTTATTACCGGATGCAATCTTTTCTTGTAGTTCAGATACCTTCGCATCATACTCAGTCTGAAACAATGCAGCAGCATTTTTGCAAATATCCTGTGATACCGTTGACTTGCCTGATCCGAAATCCCCATAGACCTCCGTAACTTTATTCCGTGGAACACCACCGTAAGTGAACCAGTTCATCAGCGGTGATGAGAATGGGATACGCTCTCCCTGTACTTCAAATACTGCATTCATAAGTGAACTACATCCCCACTCTTTCTGCTTTCTCTTGATTATATCCGCATAGCTCATTGCTCATTATCCTCCTTTGATACTACTTCCAAAAATGTCTCTAACATACATTTTCTATCCCGGTAGCAATCATATATAGCCTGATGTTTAGCAACTTCGGTTGCTTCAACACTAAGCTGCCGCTCACAGCTGGCAAGCTCGCGCTCAATAGCTTCTTTAATATTCATCATCAATCTATACCTCCAAATATCGGTGTCTTATAATCGGGTAGTCTATTGATATCCTGTTTCTTATCAGGGTCTATAGGATTAACCGGATTGGATTCTTCTGTCCTTCTGCGTGAATCCCATACCTTCTTTGCACCCATAATGAGCTCCTTTGATAAGGATATCTCATTTTCCACCCGACTAATAAGTGTCTGATATGCAATCATTAGCACCTTAGTCTCTGTCATCTGTACAGCCGCTTCATCTTTACGTTCTGTGATAGTCTTTGCGGTAGATGCCTTAATGAACTGACACTCTTCTTCCTTAGACTTCAATTTGATTACTTCTAATGCCAAGTACAGCTTACTTAATGCTTCGGATGCATCAAATAAAGCCATAGGTAAGTCTATTAATATGTGTTGAAGTTCATTATCTGTTATCGGTCTGGAATTTGAACTCAGCCGCTTAGACAGTTCACGGATGCCCTTGAAATACTTAGAGAATCCCTTCTCATAGTTAGAATCACACCAACCGGATACATCATTGATGTCATCTATGTATATAGAGTCATTCATAAAAATCACCTCAGTTAATAAATTTTATTATCATATGTATGCTCATATGTATTTCTTGTGCATATTGCCTTTGAAGTAAGTATTCACCCTATAGGCTGATATTCATTTCAAAGGCAAACTGCACAAAACATTACTCAGTTTTATTTGGCTGTGACTTAGCTGGTACAGAGCATAACCGGGTAAGAACCGTTTCCTGTAAATAGTTTGTGCTTCTCAAATCCTGATTGATCTGCATCACTACATTAGATATCTTTAAGCAAGCAGAATAATGATTCATATTATACTTGGATAACTTATCTTCATAGTGAGCTGGGATCATAGTTCTATTTATATCCTTCAACAGAATATACTTTACTATGTTCATAAGAAAAGAATGAAATTCTTCAAACCACTTAATGAAGTTCACACCGGAATTATATACTCTATCAACTACATCCGTGATCTCAACGTTATTATGCTTTGCTACCGCATTCAGCAATGCAAAGTAATCTTCATAATTAGCTAAATTCAAAGCGGTTGCTACGGATTCAGATGTAATATCAGAGCTGTAGACCAACACTTTATCAAGTAAGGTGAGCGCATCACGCATACCACCATTCGCAAGCTTACTAATAAAGCTGATACCATCCGGAGTATATGTTATGTTCTGACCCTTGGATATCTCAGAGTCCAACACATACTGGATTCGATTACATATACCCTGTAAGCTTATCTTAGATAATTGGAACTGTTGCACTCTTGAAGTGATAGTCTTAGGTATCTTCTCCGGGTTAGTAGTACAGAGAAAGAATACGGTCCTTGCCGGACTTTCTTCAAGAGTCTTGAGAAGCACCTGCCAGCCCTGACTTGAAAGTGCGTGAACCTCATCTAAAACAATGGACTTATACTTACCGACAATCGGATATGTTTTAGCCTGCTCTACTATCTCACGCATAGCATCTGCTCCGCTGTGTGATGCAGCATCTATTTCAATGATTTCAGCATTTCCACCGTTTAACTTATTAGACATTAAACGAGCAATCGTTGTTTTTCCGCAGCCAGCCGGACCTGTAAGAAGAAAGTTTCGACACGAAATTGTATCAGATTCACAGATGTTCCTGAGAATAGTAGTAGTGATACTCTGCTCAACCATTTCATCCCAATCTTTCGGTCTGTAATCATTTGCAAGTGACATTATCCCCACTCCTTACATTTAGTTTTATACTCACAATTCAAGCACATATAATCATCGACAGGAAGTCGGTCAGGTGCAAGATTCATCTCAACCATACGTTTCACATATGCTATTCTATCATTTACGGCAATCATATGTTCTAAAGGTATAGTGTGTTCATAGGACTTAACATCACCGAATTGCCTATCTACATACAAAGTCAAAACATTTGGAATATTAAGTATTGTGCTATAAGTTTCGATCTGGTCCATATGATGTGGTTTAGTGGTCGTTAGCTTATCCCAGCTGTTATACTCAGAGCTCTTTATCTCCAATAAATAGAATTTACCGTGTATACGTAAGATACCGTCACACGCAAATTTTATAGGGATTTCAGGGATTTCAACCAGCGTTTCGTGACCATTCTGAGTTAAGACATATTTATACGGTATAGGATTCTCTTTAAGATAGTCCTCAACTGAAACCCAATCAGCACCAAAAGCCTGCTCCAATACAGACTGGATATGTTCATGCAAAGCTGTTCCAACTACTGCGGTATGACTAAGCACAAGATCCGGTTCTGCAATAAAATCCGGTTGTGTACCTCTCAACCTAAACCAAGATTTACGGTTACAGCGCATAGAGGATGGAGCGAATGTGCAGGATTTAGGTCCTGCACACTCACTTTGTATGTTGGCAATAAGCTGATCCTTATACTTATTAATAAGAATACTACTTGCTTCTGAATTGAATTTTGCAAGGTGTTCAAAATTCACTTGTCTGAATGCCATTATGATTCAAGTCCTCCGAGCACTACGGTCATCGCCTTATCAACTACAAGAATACCGACTACTTCATCATCTGCAAACGTGGGGCATATCTTAATAATGGACTCCGGGCAAGCAGAGATAACTGCTTTCAACACATTAGGATTGAATGTAAGTTCATATGTATCTACATTCACTTCATTCTCCGGTGCTATAAAGCAATCCACTCTGTTATCCTTGATTCTTACACCTTCACTGGATACGATAAATGATATGTTATGCACCTTAGTATCAGCAAGAAGAAGTGCCTGATTCAATGCAGATATAATCTCATCCCCATTGACAATAATGCCGTTGCTATCATCAGCAGTCATCATATCAAGTATGATTGGAGCATTATAATTACCATTCTCCTCCGATTCATAGAGCGGCTTAAACTGAGCAGTATACTCATAGCTATCCGACTTTACAAGTACGGTATAGCTATCTCCGTGAGCTATCATCTTAGCATCATCAGGCATAGATACAAGCAGATTGATGATGGACTCTGAAAGCAGGCAAGGCTTTTCCATCTGACCGGACTCTGAATGCGTGAACAGACTATTTACGTAGTCACCTACAATAACATCAGAATCACCGGTCCATACGTAGTTATATACCGGATTAGATGTAGAAGTAGCCATAGCGAACAACTGGTGTGCCTTGATGAACTTCCAACCGTTTCGATCAACATCTACTGCGGAATCCAGATTCTCAACCTTATCAGGTGATACCAACTGAATCTCATCACTATCCATAATCTTAGGGAGCGCATATGTTGATTTCCCGGCAATAAGAGTTATACCATTAGCTGTGAAGTCAATAGTCACCTGCGGAGTATTGATAGTAGATATAAGATCCTTAAAGAGCAGATTGTCTATAAGTACCGTACTGGGTTCACCTTCACCTGTTCCCTTGAGCACTACTTCTGAAAAGATAGAATTGCTCTCTGTGTTGATTCTGAGATCTGTCTTATCAGCGGAGAGCTGCAAAAGAATAGATCTCTGATAGAGCTTTGACACATTTTCCTTGATGATAGCAAGGTTAGCCGCTACCTTGAGTGGCTTTGTTGATACTGTAAACTTCATAATTATCAAATTCCTTTCTGGGAGGTAGATGTAATCCTACCCCCCTCACATATAATAACGATTGGTTTATTGCAGTTTTTCAGCTATACCTGTACATACAAGTGTATCTATATGATGAATAAACTGCTCATCAGAAGTCAGACCATACTTCTGTATATAATCTGCATAGGCAGATTTAAGTTCATCTGACAGCTTGCCGTTGATACCCTTAGCAGCGATACCTATAGGCTTAGAGCCATCCTCATTCTTAAACACAGGCATAACATATCCCTGCTCAAATAAACGACTCTGTAACCACTTGATATTTGATTCTGACATATTATCAAAATCCATAGATGTTGGTGCATCGAAAGACAGTATATCATCTACCTCTAAACCATACCATCTAAAGGTCATTTCTATATCACAGCTAATGGGGAATGGTAAGAAACTTCCGGCTTGTTCCATTGAGCGTTTTAATATCTCAGCACCCTTCTCCCTATGCTCAAAGGGTACCTCAACTATAAGCTCATCGTGAACAGGAAGTATAAGCCTACCACCTATCTCCTGCCACTCCGGATCTGTTTCAAGTCTAAGCATAGCCATCTTTGTAAGATCGGCCGCTGATCCTTGTATTACGGCATTCCAAGATTCTCTCTCAGACTCTGCTATCTTAGATGAATTATTAAACACCTTTATGTGTTCCTGTTCGTGCAACTGTCTGATTCGCTTGTATACCTGACCATTGTATTTATAAGATACTAATTCCTTATACAAGGCTTTCTGAATTCGCTCAGGAATATCATCTTTAGCATCAAGCGTAGTAGGATCAAGAGGGTTTATATCCGGATTGATATACCCATCCTCTGCTTTGAACTCAAAGCGAGGCATTCGCAAGTTAGGAAAATGTCTACGTCTACCGAGAATAGTTTCGGTATAGCCAATCTGCTTTGCTCTTGCTTTGCAATTTGCAATAGCTTGTTTGAGCACAGGAAATCCTGCCATTACAGCATCAAAGACCTTATTAGCCTGCTTAGTCTTTTCTTCCTCAGATATGGAATCATCATCTCCGAATATCTTCTCACCAAGGGCTTTACCTTGCATCCCATAGTTTATCGTTTATTCCATTATTTCTAATGGCACTGACTATATCATAACCCCGTCTTACAAGGGTTTTTTGCGCTTCGGATAGCAACTCATCTTCTACCCTAATAATTAGTCGATTGACCTTTCTTTGAATCTCCAAGTATAACCATATGCCTTACAAATCTTATGTGTACTACTGGCTTGATGTATAAGACTTTTAGAACATCTAAGCATAGCACTCGCTTTATGTTGTCTAAATCGCTCTTTTAATGATTAACTTGTAACACCGACATATTTCATATCATTAACCGTATTGGTTATAATATAAACTCTAAATGTCTTAGCCATTATATATCACCTCCTCATTAAAAATATGAGATTCAAAGACTTGGCACAGGATTACCTTTAACTTAATAATAAGGCTTCCCTGTTAGCACAGTAATACTACTGTACACCCCTGAGTAATGGGGTTCACAAAATTTTCACTCAGCAGTTATTATTGTAAGACTACCTACTGAGGGGGCATAAACACTTGGTCTACCCAATACCATTGGTTTGCTTCTTGTTCTCCTGAGTTTACCCTCTGGCTGATACTCATGTGTTACCGGATGAAACTCTAAACAGTCCTCATAGGGAACATTGAATGCAATAGATCCAATGGTAGCATATATATCCTTACCCTTCTTGAATGTATCTATCATTTTGGGTTCTTGCGATACATATGCTGTTAGTTTAGGTTCTTGTTGTTCTGATTAAATCAATTAACAATATTATTCGTATTGCCATTTTAACCCGTGATAATACTTATTCTGTTGACAAGAACGCCTAATCTTAGAGGTATAGCCATCTAAGGTTGTACATACTTTATTAATCGAATCCCACCATCGAGCAGCTTCCTGCATAGATTGAAATTTTGCAACTATATTGCCGGATTCATCTACACAATACACGCTGCGTTTATTTGAAGGTTTCTTGCCTTGTTCCTGCAATATCTTCCTTTTAGCATCATGATCAGCTTTTTGTTTTGCTAAAAGTGCCTGACCTGCTTCTGATGCATAAAAACTCCGTTTATTCTCAGAAATACCCACCCTATGCTTATAATCGAACGGATGATCCTTACGATAATTTGTCATAGATTCAGATATCTGATTTCGTACTTTGGGTGTTCGCATTTTTGCATCGTGCTTTTCAGAAATCTCAGGGTAATCCATTGGGTTATAATCTCCACCCGGAATCATATTATATCCATTGTTAATGGAGTCAAACTTCTCAATGTAATACGCTTCAAGTGCATTCAACTCTTCTTCGGTTTTAGCAGATGAATCAATAACTTCAACCTCAAAGTTATACCAACCACCTGCTTCTCGCACAGCATCATACAACTTATAGCGTACACCCTGATTGTATGCGGCTCTGTGACCATCTATACGTAAATTTATAGACATCACTGTACGACCTACATACTTTTTTCCGTTAATCTTGTTTGTTATGGTATATATAACCATATAGCATCACCTCAATATACATATAAGGTTAAATGCAACAAGATAACTCACAACAGGTTATTATTCAACAAGTTATTATCCAACAGGTTATCGTTGATTTCCTATGTTACCATAGGGATCGGACTAACTCTTTACACTGTAAAGCTGTTACCACTCACACAATGTACTCGGTGTTTCCATTTAATAGATTTACAATAGACTAATATCATCTATACACTAACTCAATATGAGCTGTACTCTACTTGCTTCGTGCAGTATCGCTACTGCCTTATTCTCAACTCTCCCTACCGCATACATACGTCCAATATGCGTATCGGCAGTATTTATAGATTTCTCTAAACGGAGAATTTATAGCTTTTGATAGTCTCTCCACACGGCAGATTTTACTCTGCCTTGCTCGATATTGACACTTGGGCGTGAACCAATAAACAATCCCAAGGCTTTCATCGAATTAGCCGAGTTTAGATTAAAGACTACCGCCAACAGTCAACTGTAGTCTGAGGACATCATTACATATCCCGGTGTTGCTCTAAACATTCTACGGATATCGCCTTGTCGAGAAGGTATGTTCTGCATATTAGGATCCCGTGAAGAATATCGGCCGGTATCGGTTCCTGCCTGCTTAAATTCACAGTGAATTTTGTGATCAGGTGTTGAATCAGCAACAATTGGCAGCTTTTCTACAAATGTACCTATAAGGGTAACTAAACTACGATAATGAAGTATCTGCTTGATTATAGGTGTACTAAACTGACCTAATACGTCCTTATCGGTGCTTCTGCCATTACCCTTACTGTCAAGTTTCAGCAAATCATAAACAACCCACTGAACGTGTTGAGTGCTATTAGGGTTGAAGTTGCTATAGTCGCCAAATGGACATTTCACAGATGTATAATACTGAGTATCATCCATATATGACTTCAAGCTATCCTGTATATCGCTCTGTTCTTTAGCAAGCAAAGCCTTATACTTCACATTAAGCATATCTGCTACCGATGATTCCAGATACACACCTCTCCGATGCATATTCTGTGTAACTGCTATAAGCGGCAGTTCCAACCCCCATACAAGGTCAGCAATCGCTTCAAGATGATGCTTCTGACACTTAGGATTGTCTTTCTGAAGATAAGGTAACTGCCATACAAAAAGATCATATGTATACTTAGCATCAGCAGCGGCATAGAGCTTTGCAACTGAGGGTTTGCAGTATGGGAACAATTCGGGTGTAAAGAAATCTGAGAACTTCATCCTATCTATAGCACCCTTGACAACATACTTTGTATACAGACCTTTAAGAGAATTATCCTTCTCGTTCTCTTTGATACAACGCCACGCCAAAATAACATCATAAAAGCATACCGGAATCAGATCTACCTTGAGGTCTTTGAATATCATTGCAAGGTCAAAGTCCGCATTTGCAAATATAAGTTTGCATTTACTATCTACTAACCTTTGTAATTCTATTCCGACCTGCTCATATGTAAGCTGATCCTTATATGGCTCTTCAAATATAGGAATGATATGCTTTATGGGAATGTAGCACTCAACACCACAGGGATAATATAGTGATACACCCACAATAGTATCCTGTATTCTGTCAAGGCCGGTAGTCTCGGTATCTATAGCACCTATCCCAGCTTCACACATTTTGGTGATATAATCGTGAAGTTGGTCTACCGATGTTATCAGTTCCGCAGTTGAGTCTTTGAAGTGCTCAATAACCTTAGCAGACATAGCATCTACCTTTGAGTTGATGAATTTTGCGCTGGTTTTCTTCTTCTTAGGCTCAGTGACCTGCGTACACTTCTTTGCGGCTGCGTTTATCTGTTCCATTTGGACTTTACTAAAAAGCCCCATTGTCATCACCTTCCCTGTAATAATGAAATCCCACTACAAGTAGTGGATATACTATTATGTAGTGGGATTTTGTTAATTAATCAAAGTCTACTTCTTCTGTAATCTCATCCGTATCCGTATTAGGAAGTTCAACAGAAGCAGGTACTTCTACCGGAGCTACGGCTGCGCTTACTCTGGGTGTAGCCACATAGTCAGGAAGAGCTGTATTCACGGATGCACCCTCACTGTTAGCAAGCCAAGCATTCAGAACAACTGCATCAACTTCCTTGCAGATATGCTCATAGAAGTCCGGGAACTTGGTATTATTGTCAGACATAACCTTGTCATAAGGCATATCCTTGTTATTAGCAACAAGAGTTATAGCGTAGCGTGTGTTGACATCACCGTGAACTCCATTTCTTGTAATGCGGCAGACATACTCTGAGGGCTTCGGTACCTTCTTAAAGAGATCTGTCTGAAGCTGTGGTTCAAACTTCAATGTTCTATCCCAGAACTGAAGTTCATTTACAGGATTACCATTCAATGACCGAACATACAGCGGTACGAACATTTTTGTCTGAGTTCTGATGTTCTTAAGACAAGCAGGACAGCCATTACCAAGACAGTGTACATATCCATTGTAATCAGAGGACTTGATGTAGTGAACATCTGCGGCTACGACCTCCTCAGCAGAACGATAGAGGAATATTACATCAGCATAATCCCCATCGTTTTCAAGTATGAACTTACCATCATACTTTGTAGCCTTGATTTCTGCGACACTCTTAAATGCCATAATTAATCACTTTCCTTTCGATATGTTAGTAATTTTGATATGATAACAGCAATTGTATCTGCTGCTATATATAATAACGATTGATGATTTCACTTTTTTGCTTGATGCAATAATTCAAGATTAATGTCAAGCAAAAGCTTTCTCCATTTCGGAGCATCTATCCTCGGATCACCTAAACTATCTGATTCTTCAATATCCCTACGCATAACAAATAATGTAGTATCATCAAGTTCTGACAGTATCGGAGTTATAAAATCCACTACAAGATGAGGCATATAGGTAGCTCTACCGACAGCATATCTTACAGCACAATTGACTACTGCTCCAAAATCAGATCCGTTCACATTAATATCCACACAGACCACCTTCTTTCAGAACAACCGTATAGATTTAAGCTTTACAATCTGTGGTTTCGGCTGAGGTAAGGGTTCAAGCAGAAAAGCTGTGAATTGCTTAATTTGTTTCTTCCACTTAGTCGTTGCTCTTTTATCCGTATAAATATGATCCATATTCTGTATGAAGTCAGAACAGTACCGTTGTAGTTCCGGAACAACAGATGTACCATAATTTCTATCGGATTCCTTCGCTAAAGTAGCTATACGTTCACACTTAAATTTATCAGGCATATCATCAATGAAGCAGGTCATATCTAATTCCAGCTCTCCGGTATCCCACTTAATCAACACAGTATTTGTCATTAATAATCACGCTCCATATTGATAGGCGTACCAATAGTACCTGCACTTTCAGAACTATCAGTTTGTTTGAAGAACTCACCGGGTAAAGGGTACATATATCTAAACATAGCATAATTAGCAACGTCGAGCAGGTACTCCGTATTGTGGGTCTTTTTGAACTTCTCAAGGCAGAGTTCAAGACTACCGATAGCATCAACCCTACCGGATGCAAAGTTATCTCGTACAGGACCGTATTTGTAATAGCTGACCTCTACACGATTCCTACGGAGCTTATCAAACTCATTTGAATACTCATTATCCATAATATTCATTTTGCATCTCACTCCTTCATCATATTAATTCCAGCTGATTGAACTCATCTTCGGTCAAATCATTTATATCCTTACCTTCTGGGATACCATCAAAGGACCACACAATAGCTACACTTCGTAATGCTTTTTTAAGCTTCTCCGTAGCCCTTCTTCCGGCATCGTCAGGGTCAAACCCTAATATGAACTCATTGACACCTAATTGTTTCAATTGGTTTATCTGATATGTATTACCAGTACCCAATAAAGCTACCGCAGGTCTGCCATATCGAACTGATGTGAGAGCGTTGAAGCAGCTCTCACACACCACTACGGATTTACAATCCTTTGGTAGTTCGTATATGCCGTAAACAGGTTTAACTACACCTTGCGGATAGTTAAACAACTTAGTAGCAATAGCTCTACGGCAGAAGAATAAGGTATTGCCATACATATCTCGCACAGGAAAAGTTATACACGGAACTGGTTTCTTCCTTCCCGGAGGAATCCAATTAGCATCAAAGCCAATATCATACTTCTCGATTATCTCATCGGTCAGCTTGCGCTCATACATATATGGTACTGTATATCTATATTTAGCAAGTTCTTCCTCAGTGATATACTCAGGTTTCTTCTGAGATAGCAAATTGATATAATCTACTGCATACTTACCCATAAGGGCATCCATAGTATCCATAGATATAAGATCATCACTATCATCTGCCACCTCAAAGCCGGGAATGTTCTCAGTAAGCCATTCTACCCCGGATTGTTGTATGTTCTGTTGCTTCAACATATCGCTCACAGCCTGCTCCAGCGTTTTAGCATAAGAGCAGGCAAAGCAATGGAAGAAGCCTTTTGGGTACTTCTTTCCGGCACGAACTTCATCTACAAGCAACACACCGCAGGATGGCTTCTTCTCTTGACCGTTACCGTGAAACGGACAGTGTATCTGCATATAGTTCCCTACACGCTTACTTTGTTTCAGAAGCCCATAGAATTCAAGCTTATCTAAAACCTCTACTACGTCTACCATAGATTCACCACCTTAGATCGTCAGAATCATCAAGAGATATATCTGCGGTCTGAGCGGCTACGTTCGGTACATTAAGCGCAGCGTTGACCGTAGGAACACCGCTTGAACCTACAATATCAGCTTCACTTGCAAGATACTGAACGTTACCTGTGTTAATATCCCAAGCATATGAGAACTCAGGTTTCTGATTATTAGCATTTCTTGACTTCTCTAAGCGGATATCAAGAACGTGCTTATCAAATATCTGTCTCATCGCAAATACCTGAGTAGCGATTCTCGCTGGGTGATCCGAACCTTCAATGTTGTAAATGTTGGGGAACACCTCACCCTTATCATCCTTGTTATCCTTCGTAGCTCTGTTTGCTTGAAGAATAACTACAACAGCACAGCCACACTGTTTACTCATCTGAAAGAGGTCTGCGCACAAGTTCTTATACTTAATGGAGTCCGTGTCTCCCCTCTTACCCTTCGCATCTTCCATATATGAAAGGCCATCAATGACTACCAGCTTTATCTTATTTTTCCGGACAAAACGTTTCAACAACGGCACATTAACATTTCCATCCGGAGCGTCTTTATCTTCTAATACAAAAGCACTTGCATCTTCCTCTTGCAGTTTTTTAAGGTAGTCATAATACTGCTCAGTATAATTACCTTGATGAATCTGGGAGTTGGAAAAATGACCACGCCACGTATCGAATCTTGTACCAAGATAACTTGCTTGCATTTCCGGTGAATAGTATAACACGGGGAAACCGTTCTTCTGTGCGGTTTCCATCATTTTAGATGCAATCCACGACTTTCCGGAATTCGTCCTCGCTACAAGGACAAGTAGTTCTTCTACGGTGGACAGTCCACCATACATAGCCTTGTCAATCTCCGGAAATCCTGTAGGTATTCTTGATTGCTGACTGTACTCTATAACTTGACTACCACGTTTCTGAGCATCGTGAACAATATCCAATGGCTGAGTAGAATCCAACTCATCCACTTTTTCGCACTGAAGTCTCAGATACTGCCAAGCTACATCTATGTCATCAGATCCCATATCTTTGAGCTGGTTAAATGTCTCAGTCATAAGAATATGCCGCTTATTCTTACGCATCTGCTCAGTGAGATAATCCATAGACTCACGGACAGCAACAGTGTTGAAATCCATAAACTCTGACTGGAATGTGAACGGATCCGGAACTTTACCGTACTTATCCTTATGTTTCAGGATAAACTGTATATGCGGTTTGAACAAAGAGTAGTATGAATCATCGAACTCGCAGAGCGTTTCGACTTCCTGTGGATCATCTGAGGTCAGTATCTTAGATATAACCTGCAACTCAATAGAAGCTATCATTTCACAATCGCCCCCTCCATCATAGTTTTCAATCTACCAAAGAATGCTCCTGAACCGACAAGATTACTCAGCTTCGGAGAAACTATATATGTAGGAAGATTATGCGATGCTCTATCTTGAAGTATATTCAATATGGTTTGAGCGTGGAAATCCTTGAACTGAATATAGTCAAGGTTAGATATGATAAGCACTTTAGCCTGAGACAGCCATATCTGCTCATACTCTAATGCTTCCGGAGTATTCTTCAATCCCCAAGACCGCTGTATAGAATCAATATACTTAGAGTATCGGAGATTGTATACTGCACAATGTAACCTGTTACCCTGCCAATTTTCACAAATAGCAGCATAAGCTAATGCATTTGCGGTAGATATAGTATCATTAGATATAAGCACATTCAACAGCCTATCAGAGTGCAAAGCCGTTAGCATACCATCATAGACCTGTTGCTTCTCCTTGAATACCTGCGTGTTATTCATCAGACCGTTCCGCTCTTGCAAGTAGGAAGTCTCTACCAGCGCAGGACACGCATTGTCACACACAGCCTTTGAACAGAATGACTTATATATACAATTCCCGGAAGCACAATCCGGCATAGTGGGATTCTTATACAACGTATATATTGGATTCCGTGAAGTCCAGTATGCTACTCTGGCTGATACACATTGCTCGGCTAAAGCTAAGGGATCGGCATAACCCATAGATGCATACTCAGTTGATGTAGTGAACAACGTGAGAAATGGATTCAGAGCACCACGCATAGGGTATTTATGTTGCACCCCGGCATCACGCTCAAGTAGATATCTACGTGCTACATACTCCTTGATGAACTCAGAAGTCTTAGGTATAACTTTACTCTCAGGTAGTTCATCCCATATGGTCAACGTATCAAAGATATTGCCATTTATCTCAATATTCCGGTATAAACTTATACACTCATCATTTACCCACCTATCCAGTTTATACAGATGAGGGTACTTGATGATGTTTTCCCTGACCTGCTCCCTTGTAAATCCTTCTATGGGGAAAATGATACCTAACCTATCATCAAAATCTAAACCGGATACCGGAGTATACATAACCGGAGCTCTTGTAGCAATGAATTTGTTAGGGTATAGTTTCATCAAATCAGATGAATTCATCAGCTTAACATCAGTAGTTATAGTTATCTCACGCTGCTTTGTAGGTATAACCGGAGTTGTCATATACAAAGTGTGATTAACACCATTATGGAAGAAGTTAAGCCACGGTCTATCCACATCAAATAAAGGAACATTGGGAGCTCTAAGATATAGATCTTCCTTCGGAGTCGGAACAACAGTCTGTGAAGGTGATGGACTTACGGATTTGTTCTGAGTGGTTGGTTTAGACTCTACAGCCGCAGTAGCTATGTGCTCATCTACATCCCACTCAACTCTTGACGTATCTATATACAAGGCACCCAAATAGTCAGACATCACTATGGACGCATCTACTGCTATACTGTTGAGTAGTGAATCAATATCCGATGACATATCCAGTTCTATGGAATCCCCCTGCATAACAGCCACGGTAACTCTGTTCATAGTCGCAATGATCTTATCTTTGAACACCTTAGTAGGTTTATAATGAGATAAACAATAAGTTATAATGTCAATATGATACTTCTGCAACGTAGCTTTTAGCTTTGACGGATAAGATAAAGTCTCAGCGATACTTGTAAATCGCAAATTCATCACTCCCAATCCTTATCCTTTGGTATAGAGTTTAACGTAGGCATAGATGTCAGATAATGCTCCGGGTTATCATTAGCATCATAGAGTATACTATAATCAATTGAAGTAAAGCACTTTTCTATACCATTACATTCAGGTCTGTACTCAATAGGAAGTCCACATTTTAAGATATCTCCCAAGCCCAGATCCCACAGCTGATAATACAAGGCTGCCGCTGTTGCATTATCATATGAAGAATCATAATCCTTCTCCATCTGGTTGATCTCATATGGCACAGCAAAGCAATCCGTAGTCTGCGGATCTGTACCTATCTTATCAAGAAATCCTCTAAATGTAGACATAAATTGCTCAACGTCTTTATGCTCAACGTGATAACCATAAGCAATGGTTATCAGACATATCAGCTTTCTAATACGCTTATACGAATACTTGAACTTGCAGTTATACTTGTAATTATCCATAAACCGTTTCTTGTGCCAATCATATAGCAATCTGCATAAATCGGTCAATTCATAATACGGTTGGGGTGAAGCGGCAATCTTGCGTAATACATCATCGTATGCTTTTGCCGCTTTCTTTGCATTCTCAGAATTCTCCCTCTTCGTAACCCGGCTTATATCAATCTGTGTACTTGTATCAGCATCCATAGAAGGTACAACTACACTTGCTATGCTTGTTTTCTCCTCAGCATCAGATTCAGATGTGGATGTAGACACTACTATACTCGGAGTATTAGCGGTACTATTCACTTTCTCAGAAATCTGATCCATCTGAGCTTGCATACTGGCCATCTGCTTAGTAAGCTGCTCAATAGCGGATTGCATACTATCAACCTTTTCGGCTGTATCCGTAGTCTTTTGTCTATCTGTATGAGTAATAGAAGCCAGTAATTCGTGCATCCTTATACACATTTCAGACAATTCCTCAAACTTATCAAGTGTGCTGGCATTATAAGCGGTATCGGCTGTAGCATATGCTTCAATCTTCTCCAACGCCTTGCTTAAATGTGTCTTTACTGCTGCAATTCGCATAATTATAACCTCCGGCTGTTATTTGGCAATAATACCATCAAGATATAGCTTGCCCTGTCACTTATTATAACGATTGATATTTTCAAGAATGACTCAGTACGTGACAAGCTGTCACATATTATAACGATTGGAAAAATCACAAATAAAAAACACCCCCACATAGGAGTGCTTTACTTGAAAAAAAATAAAAGGAATTGAAATCTGTTATAATACTTTTCTATTTTATTATATCTTTATTAATTTTATAGTAAGTATTATATAAGTATTATAGGCCGATTGGTTCATTTTTGAACAGTATATGAGTCCATATACCTACACTCTATGAATATAAAATTATTTTATTTTCAAAGCTATGTATTTTATGTTTACTAATTCAAAAACTAAAACTGTTCAATTTTAGACACATCCACATCGCATATTCAAAAAGTAAATCCCTATGGAAAGACTGTTTTTAATCTTCCATAGGGTTTACTATCTGTATTTGGTTAAAATATGAAAATTATATGTAGGGTATTGACAGTTGTAGTAACGGTAGTATATAATTAGAATAGAAAAAACCTTAAAGGGAGTGTGATAATATGAATAAAACAGCATTTAGACAAACATATACACGGTTTAAGGAATCATTAGACTGCTATCCGTATGACCTAAATAATTATTATGAGTGGGAACAGCTACCAGCTGACCTGAAAGCCATCGGTTTATATGTGCAGTTTTATGATCAAATACATCTTGCCTATAGGAAGAATAAAATACAATATCCATATATTGAGGAAGAAACCGCAGTATCAACTGTAATACAGTATCTTATGAAGAATGTAGATAAGATTATTATACAGAAAGATAGATACTGCCCTGCCTACATATATCAGATCGCATTCAATGCTATATACGCTCTTGGTAGAATCAAGCGTGATATTGGTGAATATGAAAACACAATACCGCTTATAGATGATAGCGAACAGCAGTATGAGGATGATTCATACACACCGGAAGATGATTACCTGACTGAAAATTTAGAGCAGTTATATGATAATTTGATTCTTGAATCTGAAATGTATGATACTATAAAGCAACTCAATATTCAACAACAGAAAATAATTGAACGTATATATAATGGCTATCGTCCTAAACCTAAATCACCTAAGCTGAAAGAACTTAAACGAATATTTGATAAATATAAAAGGGAATCCTAATATTGGATTCCCTTTTTTGATATGAGAAGTATTCTTTTCAGTGAATATCCGGGGATGGTACGCTGATAATGCTCTGCATTATTTTCCGAGTTCAACTAATAGTTTAGCTATAACTTCCTTGTTGCTATCGCTTAATTGGTCAAACAGATAAATTAATTCAGTGTGTTCAGCAGAAAAGCTCGGAGTGTTTCTACCAAGCAGATAATCTACGGAGCATTGCAACACATCCGCTACACTATTTAATGTAGCCGCATTTAGTCCACCCTTAGAATCGGCAGACATAGCGATGGTGTTCTTATTTAGACCACACCTTGAATTAAGTTCATTCATCGTGATACCTAATGATTTAGCTCTCGACTTTATTGTTGATGCGGTATATTGTGGGTTATACATAAAACAGTCACCTCATTTATGTGCAAGTCTACAAATTCCATATTTTTTAGGAATTACTATTGACTTCCACGTATTTTAGGAATATAATAATTGTAGTAGATACAACATTGAGTATAGGAGTAATACCACATCGCCCCTCTACTCATAATAACGATTAGCGATTTCAAAAATTTATTAATGAAAGGAGATATCCGATATGGATGGAATTCAAGTTTTCAAAAATGACATCTTCGGAGCTGTCAGAATCATAGAAGTAGATGGAATACCCTACTTTGTAGGCAAGGATGTGGCTGAGATTCTCGGCTATAGCAATGCAAGCAAGGCACTCGCAGACCACGTTGATGATGAGGACAAACTTAATAACGAATCGTTATCGAGTTTGGGACAGCGTGGTGGTTGGCTCATCAATGAATCTGGCGTATATGCTCTTGTGTTTGGCAGCAAGCTCCAAAAGGCAAAAGAGTTTAAGCACTGGGTCACATCAGAAGTGCTTCCCTCTATCCGTAAACACGGAGCATATATGACCGAACCTACACTTGACAGACTAATTAATGATCCGGACTTAGTGATTGGTCTTGCTACACAACTCAAAGAAGAAAGAGCCAAAGTTCAAATTGAGAAAGAACGTAATGCACAGCTCACTGAGAAGAATGAGGAACTTCACATCAAGAATCTTCAGCAGTCGCAACAGATAGATAAGCTCAAACCTGTAGCAGCATATGCTCAGATGATATTGAATTCACCGGGATTAATCACGGCTACACAGATCGCTAAGGATTATGGCAAATCAGCAGTATGGCTGAATCGAATGCTTAAAGGTCTGGGTGTACAATATCTACAGAATGGTCAATGGCTTCTCTATGCTAAGTATGCTGGTTACGGATATACTCACACTAAGATGGTTGATTACCCCGGAGGTGATGGTATCCGAGATTCTAAGCCATTTACAATGTGGACTCAGAAAGGAAGAATGTTCATATATGAACTTCTCAAGAAGAATGGTATAGTACCAATGATTGAACAGAGTCAGATTTCTAAGAAGCCACATTAATCTTTTGTGTGTACTACTATTATACACCACCGTCACCATTTTGTCAATGGTAAAAGTCAACACAGTTATCCTCTCAGTGTTGTCAGATACATCAATGAGGGGAAGATAGCCGCAGAACATTAATTATCTTCAAAAAAAAGCAAGCTTTGTTTTGCGGTTATTTCTGCATTCACATAGACGAACATTTGTTTTACAAAAATTAAAATTTGCAATCGTTATAAATAGTATAAAGCATATCAAAATTCAGAAACACATCAAAAAGGAGAATGAAATTATGGGAACTTTCAAAGCATTCACAGAGACAAAAACAAGATTTATGGAAGCGACAGGTATATCTGCACCTATTACCTATGAACAGTGGTTAGTGCTTCCGGATGAGCATAAGGCAGTTGCGCTATATATCAACTTCTTTGCAGAAATCACACTTGCTTGGACAAAAGCAGAAGCTGAATTCACAGAAGAAGATGATGCAGTATCCATCATACTTCAGTATCTTATGAAGAATGTACCGATTATCGCAGCTAATCCCAAGAAGTACACAGGGTCATATATCTACCGGGTAGCTTATAACTGTATGGGGTGTCTCCGTAGGGTCAAATCTGAATCCTTTAGATATTATAATACAATATCTAACTATCAGACAGATGTTGAGGACCGAGAAATCAATATATTTGATAATATAGAAGATGAATCTGATCCATACATCCACCTTGCGGCTGATATTCTTGCTTCTATATATGAAGATCTTGACAAGGATACAAAGTCTGTAATTAGGAACATTATCAGTGGGAAGAAGTTATCCCACAAGGCAAAAGCAAGGGAATCTGAGATATACACATATCTCCGCAAGGTCTTTGCCAAGTTTGCAGATCAGTATCTTGCACCTAAGCTGATCTGTGAAACATTTTCAGATGTGCTCAAGTATGATACTCTTATTGATTCCGCAGTAGTAGTTATGCGCGATGGAGTAAAAGCCATTTATTGTGGTGAAAAGCGTGTAGCTACTAATGGTAAGACCGACATAGTATTTATGGGACCTACACAGGATTATATTATTCCGGCATCAGCTTCATATGATCTCAAGGTTATTGATGTTCAGATGTATGAATAAGAACAGTTATTCAATAGAAATGCCCTCAGCGAACAAGCTGGGGGCATTTGATTTATACATAGCTGTATACTCAACCTTATATATCAGTAATTTATTATTTTTTTGAAAATTGCAATCGTTATAATCGTTAGAAGGATATTTTAGATTGGAGGTACACACCTATGCCAAAATCATATGATGCTCAGTACATCAAAACCCGGACCATTGAGATATACGATTCTCTACCTATGGAAAAGGAAGCTCGGATTGCCTGTAAGAAAGAACGAGATGAGATCATCGACCTCAACTATACATTCTTTGGATATGTAGCATCATCTACATTCGTAGAGAATGTAGCCTATGAGGATAAGTTTCAATCAGCACTTCTCTCGTTTATGGGTATGTGGTGGAAATACAAATGGACACCTATGTATCGAGATGACTTATCTTTCGCAGTTTTCTTCAAACCAAGAATCGCTGAGGAAATCCGCAGATTCAATGCCACTGTTAGTTATACTAAACGCCGAGGTGCTTGTATGAAAGCAGCAAAACAATTAGGTAAATCGTGGAATGAAATCACATATGAAGATTTATCAAAGGTCACACTTCCGGCAGATCAGATGCTTGCTTTGAAGTCTATATTGGGTGCAAACATCCCAGTCAATATGTCTGATGCTGAACTATTCTTGCACTCAAATAGACCTGTACAGGGAATTGAAAAATACCAGACTGATGAATATGACACCATTGAAGAATTATTGATTCAGGAAATGATAGAAACTGAATCGCAACTTACTGAGCGAGATATAAAGAAGTTGTCAAAGCTTTATGATATACCATATGCTGAACTTATGAATGCATACCCTAAAGCTTTGATTGTTCTACATAAACGATTATGTGATAATCTCTGATATATCAAGTTGTGAAGTCGTAGAATTCATTTGCATACTTCACCATATCTGTGAAGTCATATCCGGCATCAATGATCTCACCAGCCCACTTGTCAAACATAGGGGTCTTTATCTCATCCTCAGTGATGTATCGCTTGATAATGCCATCATTACCCGGAAGAATATACTCACTGAGATCTGATATATCATATTCTTCAAATGCCAGCTCCGGATTCACAGCTACACCATCAACATCAATCTCTATACCGTCGGTCACACAGAGATATAGGTCTGAGCCATCTACGTAACTTCCGAATAAACTATTATCAAAGTTTATGCAGTTCCAACCAAGTTCAATGAATGATTTCCATACCCATACGTTACGCTTGGGATCCGAGTAGTAATCTATGACATCATCAAGAGATATTCTATAGAATATTGTTCCCTGCTCAGAAATCTTAGTTGATATTTCTGTACTTGTGGAATCTGCTTTGATATAATTCTTCTTTATATTCACAATTAATCACTCCTACACATACTCAAAAGTGTATTTACCGAATATTGATTTATGCTCATCAATAGATCGTTTAATTGAAGTCCAACCTAATTTTGTCTGCCTCACGGCTTCGCTTATAGATGGATATTCCTGTCCGGTTTCAATACACCTACACGGTATGGATATATCTTTTCTATTTGTTAAAGCCAAACTCTGCCGTAATTTGTGCAATTCTGTACTTTTCGCGCCTAATCTACTTAGTTTTGGATTCCAACCTGTAGCTATTGCGTGATCCATATTTTCTTGTTTAGACACCCACTCTAAATTTTCTACATTATTATTAGCTGGGTTTCTATCCTTATGATTGACTTCTGGTTTATTCTCAGGATTAGGTATGAATGTTTCGGCTACTAATCTATGAACTAAATATCCCTTTGTTTTCCCATTCTTAGCAAGAAATACCTGAATGTAGTTCCGTGGTAAATAATGAAATGACAATATTCTTGCAGGATAAACTCTATTAAATGTGCTTACTTGATTTCTACCCATGACGGTACGTTCTAATGCACGAACTGTCCCTGTATTAGACACTTCATATAGTCCCTCATAACCAACTACGGGTTTCCATACGTCATTACCAGTTATTGATGGCATTAGGTAACACACCTCTCTTATTTCCAGTTAGTTTACTATAAGAATAAACGTTTCTTATGTACTGCCAGAAGAAGTGACCTACGGATGGAGCTGATTGCAGCCTACGATATAAAGTCACAGGCACATCGAAATAGATGTACAAATCAGAAGGACCACCGTTCTTATCTTTGAACTGCATAATCATATCCCCGGTCTTGTCTTTTCTGTCCTTGATATTCATACCATAAGCCCATACATTAGACGATTTACAGCGGACAAGATTCTTTGCTAAGTTCTTGGTATTAATGGCAGCTAATACAGCTTTGCGATCTGACAATGCTGTTAAGGTCACATTCTCAATGATTGAGTACATATATCTATTATAGCAAGATTCAATTATGCCTATTGCATCAGCTACATTATCAGTATTTCGCACATATGCACCCTTTGAGCCACATACCATTAATCGGATGCTGTTCTTGCTATAGCTTGACACGATTCTACATACACCAACATCGGTTGATACGCTTGCGGAATAGTGCTTTTTAGCTATAGCCTTAAAACCCATAAACTGCATAGCTTCAATATAATCCTGCATCTTAATCATAAGAACTGTTCACCTACCTACTGTACTGTCGGATATATATAAGGTTGATTCCACGCTTTAGTCCGGTAAAATTATCTCTGAAACAGAGGTATCAATCATAGTATCGGATTCATCTACTATGGATAGTAACTCATAGCATAGGGATAATAGAGTATCTTTAGATAATTCATCAGGTACATCAAAGTCAGCCGATATGAAGTTTTCACTATCCGCAGTCATATCAAATTGATTACATAGTGTGACAATGTTAGGTCTTGCTACAGATAAAAACTCTCTGATACCCTTCATATACCAACGGATTCTATTATTTGTAGCGTCATTAAACATAATATCATCCGGCAATCTGAGGTGTAATAGCGTAGCATCATCAGGTAGTTCTGCAACAAAGGCATTGACATCTGACACCATATCCTTAAGGCTTTCATCTTCAAGATTTAAGTTATCCGGGAATATAAAATCGACAGTCATATAGTGCGCTCCTTTATATAATATAATCATATATTGCAACAAACTTGCAACAAACTTGCAACAAAGTTGCAACTGAAAAATATAGCCATATCCTACCTATAATAACGATTGGATATGGCTATTTATCATTTAGAATAGGATAATATAATGTTCATAAGCTTTCTGAATGCGCTTGCTCACTTTCCATTTTATTATATCCATCGCCAACTGCATATCATACATCTTGTCTATGGGGAATAAATCAAATCCCAAAGTACGAGCTTTTGGAGTGACTTCAATAGTGTTGACCCTTATCTTATTCTGATAGGTAGTAATACTAATGTTTATAGTCATCTCCTGCACATCGTTCTTAGTTCCACCATATTCCTCTTTGAGCTCATACAGAAGTGTAACATACACATCAAAGGTGTTGCGATCCTTTGTATATTTGAATGCACCATCCAAATGTTTGTATAAATACATACCTATCTTATTGACAAGAGCACTTCCGGTAGGTTGTTGCTGTGCTGATATAATGTATCGTTTCATATGCTTCTACCTCAATCCCACGCCGTATCATCATCTATTATCCTATTCTCGGATATAGCATATTTTTTAAGCTTGTTGTATAGTTCAGGGGCGGATCGTTTCAAATAATTACTTGATAGATTGGATTTTGTGAATAATGAACCTGTAGTTATCGGATATTCATACCCAAACTCGGCTGTAGCATAAGGATCTGTATAGCTACCGAATTGTGTCATACACTCATCGGTCAGAAAAATCAAATTCACAGACCTATTAGCATCTATATCCGAGATGTCCTCATTATACTTTCTCATAAACTCTAATGTCTTAGGAAGCCACCCTTCATCTACGGATTTTTCTATCATTTCCTCGTGAAGATATGTCATAGCATCTGCTATCAGCCACACATCATCATATTCAAGATAGCACAATCTGTAAGGCTTAGGCTTATTTATGAGCAGATTGACTACATCCCCGACATAATCTGTAAGGAGTATACCACCATCATCTAACTGCTTCAAGGAAGCCGCAATGCTTCTACGAATATATCTTTTCATCACACCACCTCAATTATACCCAAGCACCGGATGTATATATCTTGACTCCATCCCAACCTAAGCCTACTGATCCTTCTGGAACATCGGTATCGGTAGGTTCGGTAGCAGATATATAGAATCTCAAACCGTTGCCAAGCTGCACATAGTTAGTTCTGACTTTAGCACCATTAAGCACATCAACTGACTTATTCTGAGATAAAGCTGTCATCAACATATCCCAATTAACGGTATCTCCGGTAATGGTGCCTTGAACACCGTTCATCGGCAGCAGACAACCGAATTCATCCGTTAAAGCTAATGCGGTTATACTATCTTTGTTTACCTTGGTTTCTGCTCCCCACAAATGGAATGTGGGATCTGTCATCTGCTTAGTAATATCCACATTATCGGAAGATCTATAAATATATACTTTAGCAGGCTTAAAGAAGTCAGCAACAGATAAGCTGGCTTTCATTGTTGCATAGGCTGGGTAAGGAGTAGCAGGCCACGCTGCTTGTGCTTTTATAGATAATATGGTGTTTTTATCATATATATAAAAGTATCGGTCCGTAGTAGCTGTTGAATAATCTGCATCTATTGGCTGTGTCATATCTCTACCTGTTGCAAGGTATTGTAAGAAGGATTCAGCATCAAGTGCTCTGTAAGATTCGTGTATTCCCATAGAATCCATTATCTCTATTGATGCGGCTTCTGTAGAAGCTAAGACCTTAGATATTGGTGTAGCTGACAACCACGCTATGAAGTCATCACCATATGATGCCGGAGGTTTGGGAACACCTGCTATGGGCTGATTGAATAGTTCATAATCTGTGATAGCTAAATGCTGAATAGGGTGATTCTCAAATACGTACTCGCCGGGAGCAGTAAGATGTTGACTGACAGTAGTACCACCGGGGTTAAGGTCCTGATTCCAATATGTACCCATAATATCTGTTGACGTATAAGGTACTGTAACATCGGAATCAGTATACGGTTCTCCAGAGAAGTTGAATCCTCTTGTAGTATTTATGTCAGGAGGTGCAGAGAATGTTGTGAATAGTACCTGATGTGTTTCCATATTTACCGGCCAGAATGCCCCATCTTGGCTGCTTACACCAAGAGAGTCCCTAATATAGTAGAAGAAGTACATCCACTTAGTCGAATCAGAAGCTACAGCTGTACCATACAGCTGTTCTATTTGCCTAATATACTTTAATTGAATCTGCATTGTACTGCTTATCTTACCATCGGCATCAGCATCAATAGCTTCCTTATAGCTTACACAGAATGTGTCAATGAATTCATCTGAAACGTATCCGGACAATACTTGTACACCTGTTAAGCTCTTTACATCATACAAATCTGCCTTTGTAAAATCACCAACTCCCGGAGGATTCTTGAAAGGCCATATATACTTTGTATTATATAAGTACATATTTGCGAGGTCCACAACATCAACAGCTACATTGTTCAATTCAGATATAACTGCGGATGGCACTGAGAATATAATCTTATTCGCCCAAGGGAAAGATACAGGACCGAGGTAGTCACCATTCTCAGGGTTAAGGTTGAATGCAGTATAATCCATTACTCCATCCAATATCCCCCTGTAGGAGAATCCGGTCAACAATATATAGAATGGTGTTTCTATTCTATCATTGACAAGAATCCTAAGTACCGGAGGTACAGATGCATCCGGAGTAAGACCCTTCTGTGGTGGCTTAGTTGAGTTCTCTGTCCACTCACCCGGCTGAATGACTATACCATCAATTATTTTGGCATACTCACGGAGCTGATCTCTCACAGTATCAGATATGCTTACTGCTTTATCTGTTGGGGGTATCACACCACCTTCCGGGCTATGCTCAGAATCATTCTGAATCAACGGACCGTAATCAGTTACACGGTCACACCAACTTGTTGTAGTTCCTGAGCCTGCTCCAGTGCCTAAGAAGAATGAGCCTACAATAGTATTGGCCGCCCACAACTCACTTGTAACAGGCATATCTATTTCAATGTAGTGGCTGCCATCTATATTATCAACACCTACCTGCAACAGCATAGATGATCCATTTGACAGCATAGATGCTAACCACGCTTGCTCAGAAGGAACTACAGCAGCCGGATTCTTACCGAGTATATGACGTACAAATATCTCATATGCGGATAACCCTACAACACGACCTTCATTCCATAGTGTTCGCATATTATAATCACTCCATTTCAACGATTGAGTGTTTTACTCTATCTCTCTCTTCTGCCCTCTTACCATCGCACCACCGATCCAACGTATTGGTCAAATACCCGGTGATCCTTCTTAATCGGTAAAACGGCAGAGGTGCTAAGGTAGTTTTTATGTCAACAAAATCATTATCTACGGTAATATCCAGCTGTTGAATTGTTCGACCACTATACTTTGTTTTAAGCATTTCAACATACTGATCTATCTCAATCTGCGGAAGTGTACCACCTAATACATTTACCACCATATAAATCCCTCCTGCATTTAAGTATTCTGTTTAATCCATTGATGTGATGAGTTATACATATAGAATTCAGAAGCAGTTATGACCCACGCTATGCTACCCATAGCGATTTTGTGATCTGCACCAAAATAATACTCATCACTTGGAAGGTCAGACTCACTGTCAACTATAATCTCATAGTGTGTAACAGATACAGACCCTTCCCAAGTTAGATGTTTTTGCAGATAGATTGTTACATTGCTCATACGTACACCTCTCACTCAACCACATAGGTATCTTCTAAATCTGTGTAGTATAACGGTTTTACGGATTTGGTCATTGAATTAGTCAAATACCAACCGCATACAGGTCTATTTCCACCCCACGAATACCAACCATATTCGACTATCCAAGTTTCGTGTTCAAATCTTCCGATCCTGATAACACTACCCGGAACAACAGTGATGTCATACTCAGGTATATTCAGCTCCAAGGCAGAGCACCCCCTTATAAGCATAATAATTTCTATTATATAAGGTTATCAACAAGAAAACCGTAGGCTTAATCACCCACGGTTTACTCTTTGAGCTGAATCAATCTCTAAGCATAGAGCATTGAATTGTTCTAAGGTAATAACCTGCTTATCCAACAGTACCTTCGCCCAAGATTTGAATACAATATATTTGATATTATCCACGTAGCATCACCTCTTCTACTACTTATAACGATTGCTAAATCAGAAAAATTATTATGTAGATATTGACAATGCGGTAACGGTATGATATAGTTTAATGTGGGAGATGATACATATGGATATATACAGCGTTGCAAATATGCTAAAAATGCAGCACAAAACAATCCACGATATAGAACTTAGGGTCACATTTTATGCCCGTGTATCCACTACAAGAGAAGAACAAGAAGGATCTATTGAACATCAGATTGAGTTTTTCACTGATATGATTCAGAATAATCCTAATTGGACTTTTGTTGATGGATATGTTGACCGAATCCGTGGAGAATCAGCAAGTAATAGAGAAAACTTCTTAAATATGATTGCTGACGGTAAAGCTGGTCAGTTTGATTTGATACTTACAAAAGAAGTATCAAGATTTGCACGAAACACAATAGACAGCCTTACCTATACAAGAGAATTACTTCGTTCCGGTGTCGGTGTGTACTTTCAGAATGATGGTATCTGCACTATTGATACTGATAGCGAACTAAGACTTACTATAATGTCAAGTATCGCTGCTGATGAAGTCAGAAAGCTCTCAGAGCGTGTTCATTGGGGGCAGAAACGCTCTATCGAAAGCGGTAGAGTGATGGGTAATAATCGGTTGTATGGCTACAATAAAGAGGATTGTAAGCTCACCATCGTAGAAAAAGAAGCTGAAATGATACGGCTGATATACAGCTTGTATGCTACCGGAGATTACAGCACCCGAAAGATAGCTAATGTGCTTAAAGAGAAAGGATACAAAAGCCGGAGTGGTACGGATATATCACCTAATACCATCTGCGGCATCTTGCAGAATCCAAAGTATAAGGGATATTATTGTGGTAATAAGGTAAGAATTGTTGACTATCGTACTAAGCAGCAGAAATTCCTTCCGGAAGAAGAATGGGTTTATTACAAAGATGAATCCGGTGAAACTGTTCCGGCTATTGTTCCAGAAGAATTATGGAATAAATGTGATAAAATATTCAAAGAACGTAGTGAAGCTATAAAAAATCACGGCAGATCATTCAAAGACAGATCACCGCTGACTGGAAAAATATACTGTGCCGCAGATGGATCAGCATATTGGAGAACATCATATTCTAATAGTGTTCAAAAAGGAAATACCACATATCAGTGGGTATGCAGTTCCAAAAAGAAATCAGGAGCTAAGTCTTGTAAATCATTTGCCATTATGGAATGGGAACTGTACGGCATCCTTTCAGATATGTTCAAAAATTTAATTGGTAATATGGACAAATACATAGATGAATTCATAGAACTATACAAAAAGACTGTACCGGATCACAAAGCTGAAATCTCTAAACTGAATCAGCAAATCCAAAGAATTCACGAAAGAAAAGCAAGGTTATTAGACCTGTATATGGATGATGATATATCGAAAGCTGACTTCAACCTCAAAAACAACGAACTTGATTCTGCACTGAGCGTTCTGACAGAACAATTACAAGTCTATGAATCATCAGATACAACAATCGAACAAGAGCTGAAATCTGTAAAAAACATAAGAAATACCATATTAAAGATACATAGTGATGCTGATGAGCTTATATCAAAGGATTGTATAGATTCTCTTATCAAGGAGGCTATATACAAGATAGAAGTCTCCTCTGTAAATGATAACTCAATGAATATAGATATAATACTTAAAAATGGGGAAACATCATCAATGACCTATGGAAAAGAATATCGTTGTTCTGAAACCATTAAACATCTAATGATTCCACAACAACAATTCTCTTATCAAAGGAATTCCATACGTAAGAGGCATCATAGATTCGATTTAACATACTATGTATCCATCTACAGTACATAATAATAGACCGCAAGCTGGATTTCAGCCTGCGGTCCTTATTTTTAATCACCCTCTACTATCGGATCAAGAACATCAACCACACCGCTCATCACATAGTCAACACAAGGTAATGCAACTGAGTTTCCTAATGCTTTGTTTTGAGCTGCATCAGATTCACCATCTACCCAACCGTCTGGGAAACCTTGAAGTCTGGTACACTCCAATGGTGTAAGTCTACGAACAATACTATTAGGCCTAAGTACAATCTGAGGGTCTTTGTAATCTGTAGCCACCAAACATTCCGCTACATCATTCTCTGATGCTCTTGTGAAGAAAGATGCTTTACTTGCAGCGATAGTAGGCTCTACATATAATGGCTGATTATTACCACCCATACCCATATTAGCGGATAATGTAGGGCATATGCCATCTTTGCACTCTTTCCATCTACAATCTTGACCGTGATTGTCGATGAGCACACCTATATGTTGACTCGATACTAACGTTGGGGAGAGTTCATCGCTACAAGGAAGATATGGTACACCCGGACCCATCTGATATGAAAACGCCATACTATGCTTATCATACTCAGCAACTTGTGGGGGTTCTCCAGCAACTAAAGTAGGAGACACCTTTTCAGAATAACCGATACCTCTTGCAGAATCACTCTGCTTGCCAAGGAAAGCTCCGCATTGAGATTCGTTCTCTTCTAACACGCAAGGATAACCCTGACCGGGTTTTCCACCCCCTGTTGTAAGTGTAGCTGCTACTTCTTTTGTAATACGTACTTCCTGTGATCCATTTTCTGACACACTATAAGCTACAGCGTGTCGGTCAGCTGTGGTCAACGTAAAGCATACATCTTCACCCCAACCTTTACCGTTACAACCGGATTTAATGCCTCTGTCTATGCAGTTCCCTTGCATACAGTACACCGGAGTTTCAACTATCACATTGCCACCCTGATTACAAGAAGGGTTAGCACCGGAAGTATCCAAAGTCTTAATTATATCTGCTTCGTAGAATCCGCTATCCGGATTATCTGACTTCATACAGTTAGATCCAAGAGAGCATATACCATATACTGTTCTATCAACATCATCTACTACCACAGGTGCGTGACCGTGAGTTTCAGCTCTTAGTGTTCCGGTTTTACCCTCAGTAACATCCATTACTGAACCACCCTGATCATTAAGTACAACACAAGATTCTACTTCTCCGGATTCTGCTTTGCCTGTTCTATCTGCTGTTCCAATGCTACTCTTAACCGCTCCGGAAGTTCTTTTCCACGGGATTTCGCCCTGCGGAGTATGCCTTCGCAAGCTTTCTGACTTAAATAGTATTTCTCCGGCACGTTGTCCTGTAAGATCGACGACAAGGTAGATTCTCTTTCTTCGCTGGGGTACTCCCCAATATTGAGCATCGAGAGTTCTCCAAGCGAGGGAACCGTTGTCTCCCACAATCTCCCCTGCTTTACACCACTTCTCAGGTCTAAGCGTTGGTAGTTTTTCTCCAAATAATCCAACGAATTCGCTGAGGACACATTGGAAGTCATCTCCGTTGTTTGATCCGAGAGCTCCGGGAACATTTTCCCAGATAATAACTTTTGGAAACCGTTCATTTGTAGCTTTCCTCATTTCTTTTATTATTCTGATCTGCTCCATAAACAGACCGCTGCGTGTAAACTCTATTTCCGCTCCACATTTAGGACACAGATTTTCTGAAAAGTTCAATGGGAGAACCATTCCGCAGGCAGAGCATTTACGGCTTATACCTTCTTGTTTTCCGGCCACGGATAGATCGGTACAGGGTGACCCCCCGGAAATGATATCAACAGGTTCAATCTCTGCACCATTCATCTTCGTAATATCCCCATAATGTTTCATCTTGGGGAAGTGTCTTTTAGTGATACGTATAGGAGCATCTTCAATCTCAGAAGCCCATATAGGCTCTATTCCGTATAGTGATGCTACATACTCAAATCCACCTATACCGGAAAAGAGACTACCTATAGTCAGTTTTTCAGCCAAAGCAGCAACAACTCCATTCTATTATAAATATGTATACATATATAAGGTCTATTTGTATTCAGACCTTATCCCTACATATTATAACGATTGGAATTTTGCAAAAATAAAAGCCCACTAAGCTATGTGGCTCAGTAGGCTTTATAGTGCTGGTGGCTATCATTTCTTGTCTTTATCAACCCACAAAATCACTCTCATTCAGCGGATAGAATACCGTGGGTTCAGAATCCTTACGTATTATCTTTTTACCCAACATACTCTTTGTGATATGTAACAGCGTACCATCTGATAGCTTTATACCATACCCAAGCTTTTTAAGCATATTGAATGTTTTATCACTAATAGTGATTATCAAATCCCCATCCGGAGCTAAATTATGATACTCCGGTTCACTATCATACGTAGCATTATCTGTAAAATCATAGGGTTCATCATTTATGAGCTTCTTTATTAAGCCTATATAATAAGCTATGAATCCGGTAAACTGATTGCTCTCATTGTATGATGCTGTAAACTGAATATACGGATAATCTGCATAGTTGAATGCATTAATTGTGTTGTTAAAATTAGAGAATACCCATACCGGATTATTTGATATACATTTCTGCTCCAACATTGCATATGCAATTATACCACGGGAATAGACTTCTATGTTAATCTGCATATCACTAATAGGCATAATGTGGAATGATATAGAATAGTCATTCTGATTTATCCGCTTCTTAGACCATCCTGCTACAGCACCATCAATATTAACCGTGACATAAGTATTGTCTAAATGCATAGGAACTATCAGTGTTATAGCACCATCAGCACCCTCTTCAACATAACAATTGTTCCATTCTGTTAAAACACTAAGCTGCTTTAATATGTAATCTTTCAACACGTTCACATCCTTTATGACTCTATCTTAGTTATAACCGCAGGCATTTCCTCAGTTATCTTTGCATTAATAAACATTGGAGCTACCCACTTTACTATAAGCTTTCTCTCTTCCGATTCTCTCTTACCAACCCAATAATGATGGAAGTGACCTCTGCGTGAATGCGGTCTTTTAGTGGAAGAGTTAGTATGAGTTCCGTGTGGTCTGGTATCTGACTCATTCTTTGAATCTCTTATGATTCTACCGATTCTATACCCTACATCCCATTTTCTGACTTCACTGAGCTTATCCTTAGATATACTGCAAGCAGAAGGTGCTTTATATATTTTCTTCTGCTCCGGATTCTCCTGAATATCATTATTGACAGAGCAGATATATAACAGAAGGTTTACAGCCGCATTTAACAGTGTAGGCAGTACATCTTTTAGCGCATTGAAGTAACTACCATCTTCATCTTTGCTACTATGATCAGCTTCCATAGCTTTCACATATTCGTGAAGGTACATATTGAGGGAATCCTTAACAGTAATGCCTTTTGCTAATGCGATAGGACAACCTACTACAGCTCCGTTAGATGATACAAATACTATATGTAAGCAATTAGCGAATCCACTTTCCCAAGCAGGATCACCATTTGCATAGGCCTGAGTGTTGTAAGAACAGTAAAATCCTACTATATGATTACCCATCTCTGCGTGTAATCCATCTTTAATCTCTACATAGAGAGAATTGTATGGTAGATTATCAAATACAGCTGTATCTACCTCAGATGAATCAGACTGTACCAATTCTTCTGCAAATGTAGAGTCAAAACTATATATCTGCTTATGCTGTCTCCACTGATATGTATGAAACAAGAGCTGTACGTACCCTTCTGAATCTGGTATCTGCTTTAAGCTACGAATGTTCTTGTGGAACTCAACTACACAAGTCAAAGGAAGATAACACCTATCATCCCAACTAATACCTGATTCGATGAACTTGGCTCTGCATCTATCCATAACAGAGTAGACATCACCATAGCCCTTAATACTATCTCTGACTTGATCTATGTGCTTTAACGGTATAGGTCTTTCCAATGTATTGTTCTTGCGTTTCATATATGTTATCCCCCTTCATTATATTATAACGACCGAAAACGGTGTAAATTAATACACCGCTTTCAGACTTCCGTAGTACCGTTCTGTATCAGCATCATTGGGTTCTCCATAGTAGAAACCCATTACTCTTGTTTCCGTGGTACCATCCGGTCTTTCCTTATCTTCCATTATGAATGTAGTATCCGTATCTGGAGCATATGTTGTATAGATCATTCCTCATTCTCCTCTCCCATAAGAGCTCTCTGAATATTCGTGCAAGCAACTTCTCTGCCTAACCACTGATTGTACCCGGCATAAAGCATCAAGGCTCTTTCTCTATCAGAATCAGAAGCTTCTGCGCTCATCAGAATAGATGTAACACACTTCTCATAATTGCACCACTTATGACCGTCACCCACCTTGAAGCTGAGTTCTTGCAGTTCATTCAGTATCCTACTTCCATCTTCGTATGTACCGTTGAATGCAGTTTTCGACTCATCAGCTACTATCTGTAGCATCTCTGCCTTAGTCTTTTTAGTATCGAACATAGATCTCATAGTTTCCTCCTTGCCTTTCGGCTGTCTTAGGTTTTCTCTAATCTTATTATATACTACCGTAACACGTATGTCAATAGGAAAATAATAAATTTATATTTTAATTATATCCCTCAGATTGACATACTACCGTAACTGTGATATAATGGAATCAGATAATCATTATTATATATTAGGAAGGAGTTGAATTATTTTCTATGAAAGAACGTATATGCAAAAACTGTGGAGCTACATTCCAAGGTAATGATACTACGGAGTATTGCCCAGAGTGCAGAATTGAAAAGCAGATAGCATCAGGGGTTGAGACAAGCAGGACCATAGGTAGTACCGATAAATGTATCATCTGTGGTAAGGAATATGTTGTTTCTGCAAGTAAACAGAAGTATTGTCCGGAATGCGCTGCGGCTGGCAAAACTGCTCAACCGTATAAGTACACAAAGGCTGAGGGCAGAGCTAAGGCCAAGTGGAGACAAAAAGCCTATGATCGCTTTGAACTCAACTTTCCCAAAGGCTACAAGCAAACCATAGCGGATCACGCTGCAAAGCACAATGAAAGTCTGAATCAATTTGTGCAGAGAGCTGTGCAGACTCAAATGAATATTGACAATGAATCAGAAAGCACCTCGGATTGAGGTGCTTTTCTTTATATATTAGAATAATCTCTTTGATTTTGGTTCATCATTCGCTATTCAATCAATCTCCGGTAGACCCTGATACCCTTTCTCCCATACAAACCAAGCATAGCATACGGCTGATGACTCACCACTAAACACACCATTTTTACCACAGTTCACCCGATTTACAAAGACATATATCTTCTTTGGGAGATGTTTTCGGAACAAAATGTATCGTTTTTGTGTTTCAAGGAACTGTATCTTAAGAAGCATTGCAACCTTTACAGTGTCCATAGATATATCGAGGCAATGTTCTATAAAGTCAGATGCAAGAGCATACGGAGGATTACTTATAATGTCCGGTGAACATTTCAAATCATTCTTATTGGCTGTAAAGAAGTCTTTGACCTCAGTGCCGGGATACCCTCTATCAACTATATCCATAGTCTGTACCTGATAACCGTGAGCCTTCAGTACATCAGCAATATGACCTCCCCCTACAGCTGGTTCTAATATGTAGTGGTTAAATGACTCTCTTCTAAGCAGTTCTTCCACGGCAGATGGTGGAGTTGCATAGTAATCTTTATCTGCTCTATCTTCCTCAGAATGATTACTTGCTGCTAAGTTAGCATATACGGATGTGCTGTTTCCTTTCCAATCCTTTGCCATTATTAAATCTCCTTTAGAATAATCTCTTACTCTTAGATTCCTGTGGTTTCTTATAAGGCATATCAGGAAATCTCTGCTGATGTTCGATACGGTCCTTAGCTATCTTGAAGTATTCTTCATCAAGCTCTATACCTATAAAATCTCTGTTGAGGTTCTTCGCTGCTACGCCAGTTGAACCACTACCCATAACACAATCCAGAACTAAGTCCCCCTCTCTTGTATATGTTTTGATAAGGTATTCAAGTAAAGCTACAGGTTTTTGTGTAGGGTGGAATCCACCTTTGTCTCTTGTGAACTTCTGTATTGTCTTAGGGTGACGCTTGCCGTCCTTATTGTTTGTTACAACAGTGCCTAAACCGCCCTTCCAGTTGTCACTCATTCTGCCCGACTTTTGACAATATGGAGTAGCGTCTGTCTTTTGAGGAAAATACTTCATAGGTGTTCTTGTGCCATTTGTCACTCTGCCCTTGCCAAAGATAAATACAAATTCATGTATTCTAAATGGCTGAAGATTTACGTTAGGGGCGTTTGTGCCGTTATCTTTCTCCCATACCCAGTCATACTTATAGAGATGAGGCATAAGATTGAATAACTGCACTCCAAACCTAAACGTACCAGTAAGGGCAATGCAACCATCTTCTTTAATTAGACGTTCAAACTCACGACACACCCCTTCTAAATCAAACGATTTATCCCATTTATTGCCAGTTTCCTTATATGGGAGATCACAAAGAATTAAGTCTACGCTATTGTCGGGCAGGTCTTTGAGATGTTCAAGGCAGTCGCCCTATATTAACTGTATATTACTCATTATATCTTCCTTTCAATAAAAGCAGAATTTCATCGTAAAAATAGAGCCACTTTTTGCCTATTCTACGTTACCTAAAATTCGTGATTTTGCAATTTCAAAGTAGTTTTCGTCTAACTCTATGCCAATGAAGTCTCGATTGAGATTTTTGGCTGCAACACCTGTACTGCCACTACCCATGCAATTATCAAGGATGGTATCACCTTCATTTGTATAGGTTTTGATTAAATATTCAAGCAAAGGAACTGGCTTTTGAGTAGGGTGAATAGCTCCACGCCGTATTTTGTCAAACTCAATAAGCGTTACAGGGAATTTGTAATCATATGTCTTTTTGTATTCTTTTCCTTCTCCCATACACTTAAAGCCTGAATATACACCTGTCTGAATTGTGTTTCCACCACTTTTTATTGGTTCATCTCTTTTTATCATTTGTGGATAATATCTTGTTTTTGAACCATTTTTTGAGAATATACATATATCCTCTGTCTGTTGCATAGGTCTATATTTTGCATATCCCATTCCTGACGGAATTTTTTTATTCCAATCCCAACGATATTTAAACCCCTTTAAATTACTGACAATCAACTTACTTGTAAAAGGCTCATTCCCAAAAAGCGCAATTGCCCCATTATCTTTTATAATACGATTATATTCGCTCCATAAAGATTCAAACGGAATTATCACATCCCAATTACAAGCTGTTGTGCCATACGGCAAATCACAGAGTATCATATCTACGCTCTTATCTGGTATCTGTTTCATTAGCTCTAAACAGTCACCTTGATATAGTTTAACTTCACTCATTAGAATAATCTCCTACTCACTTTATATTGAGCTATACGCTCTGTAGCTATATCAGCCCACGGTCTGTTTTCTTTTTCAGAAAAACCATTATCCATACCGATATAATTTCTGCGTTCAAGCTTTGCGGCTAATGGAATGGATCCGCTGCCGCAACAGCAATCAAGGACCGTATCACCCTCATTGGTGTATGTGCGGATAGCATAACGGCAAAGGTCAATCGGCTTTTGTGTAGGATGCAGAGCGGTAGAAGGATGTGGTTTTTGAAAAGTCCATATAGATGTAGGGTATTTCCACTTACCATCGGTTTCGACGATTTCGTAGTCACCATAATTCTTCTGTTGAGATACATCACTTGCCATTTGACCTACGGCTTTACCTCTTGTATGACACATATCACCTAATCGCATCTGAGGGTTATACGTGCCGGGGTTCTTATAGAATACACATATATCTTCGTGGGATCTTAAAGGCATTACTTTGGCATTCAGATGACCGCTGGGTAAGACCTTATCCCAAATGATGTTATATCTATGTATCTTCTCATTAGAGAGCATCAGCTTTGCAGTAAACTTATCCTGACCAAAGAGTAGAATCGCTCCATTGTCTTTGATAATACGCTCAAACTGTTCCCACATTGGTTCAAAGGGAATCATTACATCCCAAGAATTGTGAGTTTTCTGATATGGTAAATCAACAAATATCATATCAATTGACTTATCATCTATCAGATTCATACCTTCAAGGCAATCAATATTGTATATTCTGTTCAGTGTCAGCATCTGCATTCTCCGATAGTTCGGTATTTTTCAACGGACACCAGTCTGGTGCTGTCAAATCACCTATGATCTCAGCTTTTATCTTCTTCTGTAACGGGCTATGACTGCAATAGCACTGTAGATCTACAGTTGCATATAGAGTCCTTCTGTACTTACAATGAATACACTTCATTATATATCACTCCTTATAATGCAGTAATCGAAATGCCAAGGTGACGATGTTAGGCTTATTATATGCATCCCGGAGATTAGCTCCTGTACTATGGTCAAAATCTTTGAAATCGGATGCGAACTCTGTGTTATCTGATATATCCGGATACTTAGACTGTAGTTCCTCTAACTCCTGAGCCCAAGCAGACCACTGAGCATCAGAGATGATGTTCTGATTCAGCTCATAGTAAATAAAGCTATGAACTAAAATCTGTCTACGCCTACGCTTTATCAGCTCTGCAATCTTAGAATCTTCGGTTTTAGAAGAATCATCTTTGCTTTTTGGGATAGCAAATAAGGATATAGAACCCATACATATACCTCTCTGATTAAAACAGTTTCTTTGATTTTGGCAAACCTGAGAACTCTGACATTGTATCAATATAATTGAAATTAGGTTCAACAAGTCTCTCTATAATCAAATCCCTTGGGAGCAGGTTATAACAATAGTAACTACTGGAAAATGTAATCTTGTTGCTAAGTACACCATTATTCATAAACTTGATACGTTTATCGAACATCAGAAGTTGCAACTGCTTGTCCATAAACAATTGTTTCGGAGCGGCATCATTAAGCCAAGTATTCATCATAAGCAAAGCAAATGGCTTATTAAAGCTTAAAGCTCGTTCAAATATCTGACGTTTTCCTTCATATGGTGGGTTGCTTACCATTACATCCCACCTATCCGGTTCATAATAAAAGAAATCCTGACCGGAGTGAATATGAGAGAATACAACATCATACCCGGCTTTTCTGAGCTGGATAACATACTGACTATTCTCTAAATCGAACGGACACCATATTATCTTATCCTTCGGAAGATACTTGATTATAGGGAGGACACCATAGGCCGGAGTATAACACTCATTGTTATTTCCCTTGCTGTATGACACGGATTGATCTTGAATCTGTTTACGCATATGACCACCTTAGAATAGTTTCTTGGGTTTATACTGTACAACTTTAGATTTGTAATATCCCGGTGTATGTTCCGTAGTTTGAGATTCAATATATTCCTCACATATATTAACGATGTGTTCACAGAGCTTTTCCGGAATTCTACTTCTCTCCATCGAATTAGCCAACCCTTGTGTACCTGTCTTGCTTCCTCTCGGAGCAGCAACGTGACACGGAGCACCCGGTTTGCATAAAGGTTTGAATTTAGGATCAGCGTGATTAGTCCATATATCCGTAGGCTTTTGCCGTATATCTCCATATTGGCAATACGACACGGTAAATCTTGGTAAACCCTGCATAAAGGTCATACTGCGGAGCCCCCCCCTTGGGTTCTCAATGAACCAGAATTTAGGCTTTAACTCATCTATAAGATCTAAACAGTGTTGGTCTACCCTATCGCAGAACTTAGCATAGTCTGTCTTAGGGTCAAGATTCCCGGTTTCCGGATTCTTAACCCTATGGTAGAATATAGCCGCCATAGAATAGCTTGAGCAGTCTGGACTCATCCATACCACATCAGGCTGACCGAACTTATCAAGTATCTCAGATGCTGTCAGTTCACCTATATCCTTGTACAGATCTATATTCTCAAACTTCTTATCCCATTCTACGGAGAATACTTCGTGACCCTTGGCTTCAAATGCTTTACCTATAGACCGTGTACCTGCGAATAGCTCCAGTACCTTCATTTATTCACCTCAGCATCAGCTACATTAGTCTTGATATATTGATAATCGGATTCCGGTATCACACCTTGGAAAGCTAAGGATTTCAAATTCATAAGGCATATATCAAGATATTCTGAATTATGCCAATCCTTAAATATAGCTCTATGTAGATTAATTGTTTCTATCTCAAAGCCTATGCAATCATCCAACTTGCTTATCTGCGATCCACTCACATTAATATGATTATGAACCATAGCTACGATGAGCATATTGCAGTAATCCCGGAACTGCTGAATCGGATACTGCATTACAGGTTTCACGAACTCACCTCTTGGCTCACCGATATGACCTATATCCTCAGCTATGCCGATACACCTGTTCCATTGAGATTCAAGTAGATTCTTAGAAAGAAAAGGTATCATCTTATAGTGCCACATAAACATTGATTCATCACGCTCCCACGTTGCTTTATTAAGGTACTTGCTAATACACGAACTACAATCCGGATCCGCAGAGAAACATCTACCGGAAGCTTTACCTTTATCACCGAGAATATCTATACAACAACACGTAGATTGATAATTCAACAGCTGGGTATTCATACTTCGCAGCGTATCACCTATCCAGTGAGACAGTAGTTTATCTGAATTCCGCATAAATCCTTCGTCCTTTACATATATATTAACGATTGCCATTTACACAAAAAGCAGGACAACGCCTGCTCTTTGTGTCTTTACGGAGGCAAAATTGACTCATGGCCAAAGTCAAAGTTGCATTGGTGCCGATAGTGAGACTTGAACTCACAAGATGTTCTCACATCGGAGGATTTTGAGTCCTCTGTGTCTGCCTATTCCACCACATCGGCATATATAGATCACAGATGTATGTTTGGAGCACCCTTAATAGTTGCTTGTGATTGCTGCATGCCAAGCAGAATACTACAATCGATTGAAGTATCCACAATGCTACCTATTCTACTGTGGGTAGTCCTAAACACCGTTAATCTATGATCCATATAATAACAAAGGAGATAGATACACCGCGCTTATATGTACCTATTTGGTGTTGTTAAACACCATTGGTGGCAAATCCCAGAATCCCACTGAGAATCAGTAGTAATAGTGTTGGGGGCATCACACTGATTTGCTTAAATGCAATTTGCCATTTGGTGCAGAGTAATGGGTCAAACTCCGCACCTATCAACACGGGAGAATGTGTTTCGGCAGGTAGAGCTGCCTATGGTCGAAAACGTCGGACTCGAACCGCTATTCCTGTCCCCAAAACAGGTGTGTTACCAAATACACCACGTCCTCGATAGCCGCAGAGTTGGAGAATACCTGCGGCTGTTGCAGTTTTACAGCGATGTTGGGTGACTGCTGAACCAATATCACTGTGATGCACCGTTCACGTAGATGCTGAGTTCATACACTCCAACGCCCATATCATTACATAGTTCGATGACTGCACAGCTTATGGGTACCGTACACTATCACCTACACCGGATTTCCTCACAACCAACGGAGGTCTTTAACCACAGTATGCTACTCATCTATGGAGGACTCCGGTAATCCTTGCAGATCCTGCTTTGCCCTTCGCTTAACAAAGCTATCGCAGACTTCCGGATTGGCTACCGATCATCTGCATATACTTGTGCGCATTTAGTTTTCTTGGCTCTCCGCACAATGAGATGGCCTTTGGTGCAACAGGATAGGAGTTTACCTTATACTGTTACATATCTGTGGGGTTTGAAGTCACCCCCAAGCTGCTCATCCCACATTATTGGCCTGATACTTTTCAGCCGATACGTTCTAAACCTGTGTACTTTGGGTTTCTACTTGCTACCAGCATATTTACTTCGTATCACTGGGTCTGTGGATATTTGCTATCAACCCCGTTGGTGCAACAGGTAGGTCCCTCCCCTACTGGCAGTCCTTCAAGAGCAGACGGCCTATAAGCCCTTGAAGTGAATGCACGTCATATCGCCGCGCTGCTGTTACATATATGCCCGTCTTTCCGAGCTGTCAGGCAGTTTCGTTGTTATCACCGCTTGGTTACTACCAAACAATTGGCCACTTCTGTCGGGATAGTTTTCCGGATTGTTGACGTACAAAACACTAAACGCTGTTTACCGGATGTAGGGTATAGGTTCTAACAGCATAATAAACCCTGCATACACGTTGGTTGTATGCGACCAAATTGCACAATTCATTGTTAAAGCGGACAATAATGGCGCAATTCATTCGTCTATTCCGAATTGTCAAGCTGCATACCCTCTTTGATAGTATAGTGAGTTGATAGCTAATCACCTTGTCTATAAACTCGTCTCTCCGAGCCGTCACGTTGCTACTTTACGTACTGCTTGAACACCACAACGTTTATACCGTTCACTATATGCCGTGTACGCTTGGCAGAACAGCTTAGCAGTCATATCTGTTCTCCGCCCCTAAAGACTGCGGCTTATTGGTTGGAGCAGCGGGATTTGAACCCACGCATCACAGAGTCAAAGTCTGTTGCCTTACCACTTGGCTACACTCCAATATAATAAAAGAGGTGTGGGAGTGCAGATGTTAATACCTGATTCTGATACAAACACACTGTAAGTTGAAGCAAAAAGTGTGTAAATAAGGTAATCTGATTCATTGAACTTCACAAATTAGGTGGGTATTCTGACAAACGCACCATTAAGAAACAATTGAATACTACATCTGCACTTCCCTAAGATAAAAGTAGAACATAAGGAGAAGTTCATCTTCGCTTCTGCTTTACTAAAGTATTACAAGTTCAAGCTATTCTTCCTGATGAAGCAACCAGATCAGCCTGATTATCAGGCATATATAGTTAAAAGGAGTAGGAGGTGAATCTATACTCCCTTCTACCTATAATAACGATTGATAATTTCAATTTTTATGAAATCAATCATACATCGGTTTCTTGTAAGGCTTTCTTCTCTTACTGCGAGGTATGAATCCCTTATCACCGCTCTTATCCCTATATGAAGCATTGGCAGATTCTATCATCTCATCAATAGTCTTAGCCTTTGGCTTCTCATAGGTGACTTCCGGCTTATGTGGTTTAAGGTTTAGATGCTGCAATGAGAGCTCATTACCGTTGTCAGTAGCAACTCCCAATGCGGTCAGCTTATCACCGATGCTGACAAAATCGTTAATATCATTAACAAATGTGTTAGCCAGCTTAGAAATGTGGATAAACGCTGTGACCTCGGTATTTGGATCATCATCTACAAGCTTGCAGATAATACCTTTACCTGTAATGTGAATTACTTCGATAGGATAAGATAATCCCACTTCAATAGATTCCTTAGACATTCTTACTTGATACATACTATTCTCCAATTTCAATTACAACATCATCTGCACGTTCGCAGGTATACGGCTGTACTCCTGCAACAAGAATTTGTGTAGATGTAGTATTATATAAGGTTGAAAAACAGTTACGGATATTCTGTGAATCCAGATGGTCAAGCAGGTCATCTACAAGCAAAAGCTTTAATTCTGACTTAGATGAGTCAACGATGGCAAGTGACAATGCAAGTGCATACAGGCACTTCTCACCGCTTGATAAGAAGTCATAATCAACATACTTACCATCACGCATCATACCAAAGCTAAAGCTGTTAGCTTTTTCACCTACAACAAAAGATGCTGATATAACCCCGGCAGACTTCATATTGTCTGCGTAGAAATGCTTAAGGTACTGAGTGATCTTAGCTCCGAACATTACGAATGGAGCATTCATCATCTGTGACTGTAAACCATTGACCGATGTAAGCTTTTCCCACACCTTATATATTTCAAGCTCACGTTCAGCCGTGAGTTTATCCTTGAGCAGTACATCCATAAGAGCATCATACTTCTTGTTTGCTGTGACCTCTACAAGTGTCTGCTGTAATTCCTGAATCTCTGATTCAATCGCAGCTCTCTGTTCTGCAAGGGATTCCGGAGACTCATTAGCAAGATCAGCATCATAAGCTGAAATATTCATCTGATAGGTATTATAAGCGGATTCTATCGCAGCAAGCTGATTGTTTATATCAGATATAGCATTTGAAGTCTCAGTTCCTAACATATCAAGTTCACGGAGCAGATTTGTGTCATTGCTTATCTGAACGTCAATGTCCTTGATTTGCTCAATGTACTGATTCACCATTGCTACAATAGAATCACAAGATTTGTCTGTATAAGGGCAGATGCCGTGTTTATCAACAACTTCCTGTTTCATCCGCTTAGAAGCTGACAGCATACCTATATTCATATTGGTAGCATTCTTCTCAGAGATATACTTAGCGTATTTATCCTGCAATGCTGACCGCTTAGATACAAGTTCTGCATATACCGGATTATCTTCTTTGTTAGCATACCCGGCTACAGTATCAGCAACAGAATCTATTACTTCTTTTATTTTCATATTCTGAGCATACTTGAACTGCTTACCCTTGATGCTATCGCATATAATGTTCTTCTCAGAGATCTGAGCTTTTATTCCGGATTCATCAAGAGATGTATCGCAGTCATCATAGTGAACAAGTTCTTGTATTGTAGACTGAATGCGCTGTACTTCTGTTTTCTTGTTACTGATAGTAGCCTTGCACTCATCATTGAACTTTCTTACCTGCTCTATAGCCGGGAGTTCCGCATAATTATCAATAATATGCTTTGCAGTAGTCTTTGCTATCACTGTATCTGTAGTGATAGGCATTATAGCTTCGGTCAGAGTAGTATTCCAATCAAGGTTATTATCTGTAGCAGGCAGGAAGTTGATAAACCAATCCTTGAGCTTATTAGCAGTCATATTGATGAATTCTGAGAAGTTGAGTATAGGAAGTTCAATATCTGATATGACTCTGGATACATCAAAGACTGATGGTGACTGGTCTGTAGAGTATTTTATATCCTTACCTTCTTTAGCCCACGTCCTTGAAATATGTGAACCATCATCAAATTCAAGCAATACAGACATCACCGGACCGTTGGAGTGTCGGAATATAGCTGTTTTATTCTTATCAGTACCCGGAATGTAGCCGAGTAATGCAAGCTGAATAGCCTGCATTACTGTGGATTTACCTACTCCATTCGCACCGTAGAGATAGTTGAAGTTCCTGAGATCATAAGTCTTATTCTTGACCTTATGCATACCTATAATTGTAATTGATGAAAGTTTCATAGCTTTACCTCCGATAATGTTGTTGTTTTATATTCATATAGGGCATACTTATTTGCTAATGAAAAACCTATATGTGCAATATCCATTGGTTCCTTCGTAAGATCAGCGACAACGCTTACAAAAATAACGAACTCTGGACACTCATCTACAAATTGGTCATAAAGTGGGATTAATCTTACCTCAGCATACAGCATTGCATCTGTCGAATAGATATTGTCCAGCTTACCGATAGGCACTGTCTCATAAATACCACGTTTCTGGTCTGAGTAATCCCAAATGGGTACACCTAATGGGTAAAAGCTCCTCTTATGCTCAAAATAATAGGATATTATCTGTTCTCGCTGATTATCATTGAGCCTATTGGGGAATACAATAGGAAGCTTACGTACAGATAGTGTTCTCATATTTTACCCCCGGTAATCTTACTGAGTAACGATTCATATAGATTCTTATAGATGTCACGCTCTGCTTCCAGCTTCACCAAAGCATCATCTATTGTATCTACGTATTCAGCATCTGGATTCTCCATTATAGTAGGTTCTGATGTATCAATAGATTTAAGATTAAGTGAAGCAGCAAGCGCAGCATCTACTTCGCGCATCTCACCCGGAGTACAAGTAGCAACATAAGTACCTACACGCATTATGTCTACAGTAGTTATCTGCTCACAGAGAACCGTAGAAGTACGATTGGTAGCTGTAATTACTACGTGGGTAGGAAGTTCCTTCTTCGGCTGAGTAGTGAGGTATACAACCTCTATTGTGTTTGAGAACTTGTTGTTGTCATCATTGGAAACCACAATGGCCGGTCTGCCTGTTTCCATCTCAGAGCCGAGTGTGTCAGACTTGATGATGTAGTAGATTTCTCCTCTACGGATGTTTAACTTATCATTCATATTTACTTATTCTCCTTTTCCTTTAATTTAATAGTGATAACATATTCATCATTGACTGTGCCTACAAGCTTATTGCCTTTAAGCAGTTCTGCAATATCCGATATGGATATCTCAAAATCATCACCCCCATATAAATAATCAACATTTGCATCAGGAGCTACGATTTCAAATTCGCTCATTAGGTATTCACCCCCTTTCACCTATAATAACGATTGCTCGATATGATTTTTTTTAACCGAGTCACCAATCACTATCCTCTTTATATGACTGAGAAGAATCCCATATCACTAACTTCTCTTTAGCTCTGGTGCAGGCTACGTAGTAACAGTTCTTCTCATCTTCATTTTTGTGAGGATTGAAGTGAGGACCGTTCACACCGACAACGTGGACCACATCATATTCCAATCCTTTGGATGAGTGGATGGTGCCGACATATATACCGTAGTCGCATTGTACATCAAGAGTATCCGCAAGTGTATCAATAACATCCTTAATACAGTCGCATTCAAATCCTAATGCAAAATCTACATTGACTTTTAGATACTCCACCAGCCTATTAAATATAACAGCTATGGGTGAATTCTCAGAAAGGATCTTACGAATATCCATTATCTTATTGAGCTGAGGTATAAAGTTCTTACCGAACATCTTCACGAAATCCTCTTCACTAAGCTGTTCCGTAGCACAAAGCTTTATATAACGAATATATTCTTCTTTCGACAGTTCACTGGATAAGTATTTAACTAAATACTCACTATCAACGCTACAATGTAGATATTCTATGAGTTTTTTATTTAGGCTATCGGTGATATAGGGAATATTCATACTCTTCAAAGTTGATTTGATAGCATCGACTTCTGCATTAGTTCTGCACAGAACCGCTACGGTATTATCGGAAGTCTTATCCTGAGTGATTGTCAGGATGTCATCTGTCTTGTTAGCATTGAATTCTTTCCTAAATAATACCGGATCACCGGATTTGTTCGCTGTCATATTAATGTCTAAATGAGAAGCATTATACTTATGAATGCTATTAGCGTAGGATACTATCTGATCAGTAGAACGGTAATTCTGTGAGAGGACTATGCATTCCCAATCTTTATCATTTGCAAATCCCTTGATTATAGAACTATCTGCTCCACGAAACGCATACAAAGCCTGCCTGAAGTCACCTACCATAAAGAGTTTAGAATTCTTAAATGAGAGCATAAAATTCACATTGACCTTGTTGCTGTCCTGAGCTTCATCAAGAAACACATACTTATACTGTTCTTTATACTTATCTGTCTTAGGATCATTTGTTGAAAACATATTGCTCACTTCATCGCACATAATATCAAATGTAATAAGATTATGTTTCCGGAGCATCTTATCATATGTTTTCCAAAATATATCATACTCAAATTGTTCGTTCGCAGATAGCAGACTGGGTTTATCCAGCTTAGAGTCAGAAAGCTTTGTACCACACAATACCTTTACTTCGGCCCGTAGTTGCTGAATATCCGCAGGTGTTGCCAGATTAGGCACATCAGAATACCCCATAGCTCTACGGATGTCAGTATCCTTGATTATCAGAGAGTAACAAAAAGCGTGGAATGTGCCGAATTTAGGAGTGACATTACATTCATTCTTACGCATATAACGATCTGTCATCTCTCTTGCAGCCGCATTCGTAAATGTGAGCACCAATATGCTTTCCGGATTTACACCATCAATTTTGACTAATTTTGTTAATCGCTCAATAAGCACATAAGTCTTACCACTACCTGCTCCGGCAATAACAACTACCTTATCAGCTGTAGTTTCAACAGCTTTCTTCTGCATATCATTTAACAAAGTGCTTCACCTCTTTATCAAAGTCAATATTAAACTCACGCTTCATAAACTCTATGCAATCCTCTGTACCAAACTTCTTACCAAGGATACCCGTCTGCATATCTTTGAAGGTAGACTCTATCCTATCTTTCAAATCGCATAGACGTTTACCTCTCCAATTGTATGGTGGTTTATACAGTGTAGCGAACATCACGGCCAGTACCTGAGCAGTAATATCCTTCGTAGCCGCCTGATACATAGCGTTTACTTTAAGTTCCCACTGTTCATTGACATAATCCTGCAATTGTTTCTCCGTGAAGCTGACGGTTCTCTTACCGATGCTTCCATCTCTGTTCCTTTTATAATTTGCTTTCATCTCTTATATTTCCTCTGCATTTCATTGAATTTTCCGCAGGTCATCTTACCTTCCGGACATTTACCCATAGCTACACAGGATGGTCCTGCATTTGCGAATAGATGTGGTGCTACCTCTTTACAGAGTCTGAGCATTTCATCTGCTACTGCGCGTATACCCCACTGAGCTCTATTGCAGCAACGATGACGGAAGAAATTGAACAATGACCTGACATTCATAGTCACTACTATCTTTGTTTCACAGGCATTGGGAAGGACGAACCTTGCATCCTCATTAGCAAGTTTTTCGGCTTTCTTCTTAGCTATATCTTCAGATGTATCATCTTCAAGCATAATTCGTTCTGTATGTCTTGCAATCAGCCGATCCCTTAACGTGTCATAGAACTGCTGAGTCATTACCATATATTCAAAGTACATAGAATTGAGATCGGGATCAGACTCTATTGCCGGAGGGGTTATGAAGTCAAATTGTCCCTCACTGACATATCGTTGTGATTTTTGGCTGTATGATGCTATTCTATGTCTCACTAACTGATGTGATTCAACCCGACTGATACCTTCGATACCGAACGTAAAGCTGACGTGTTCAACAGGACTTTCGTGACCCAGCTCATTGAGCATATCAATGAACTTAGCTGTATTCTCTTCGGTCAGTCCATCATAGAGAGAACCTATGTCTGACTCTGAATAACAAAGCTTTGCGGCAGTAGCTACAACCTTTTCCGGATCAGGAGTATGTGCTAATAATTCTACGTGCATATTCTAATCATCTCCTATATAATAAAAAGAGTGTATAGAGGAATATGAAAGTATCATATCCTTCTATACACTTATAACGATTGGTCTTTTAGGTTTTTGGCAGACTATAAGTTAAATCATTGATAGTAAAAATGATTCTGTCTACCATCACCCCACCACGAATTGTCACTATTGAACTCGGAAGTGTGGTTGAAATAGTAATCTACCGCATCATAACAGGATTGAGTCGGTGAACAACATCCGGGCCAATATCCAGTGAACTGACCTCTCTGGGTAAGTACATCGTATACTGTACCGGGGAATCTTGAATCGTATACACGGTTCATTACTCCGGCAGCAACTTTGGCCTTGTTGTACTGTGATATCCAATCAGATCCGGCTTCGTGCCATACTATCTCAGCAAGTAGCTGTCTATCGTAATCAGCTACCGTAGGTGTCTCAGGTACATACTCATTGATGATTTCAATGTTAGGATTGCACTCTGAGCACTTTCTTGACTCTAATCTCTCAGTAGTATCTATGGCATAGCACTCTGAGGAATACCATCTACAAGTGTTAAGATGAACATAGTGCGTAGATGGTTTATACACTATGATTGTAGTTGGTGTATCAGTTGAAGTTCCAGTTGAAGTATTGGTTGATTCACCAACTGTGGTTGTCGTTTCGGTTGTTGTGTTAGTTGAATTATCTGCGGTTGTAGCCGTTTCTGTATCTATCGGCTCTTCTTCGGCTGAATCGTCCACAGTGAGTTCTACCTGCTCTACAGATTCAGTTGTTGTGTTGGCATCAACTACAGTATCTATCTGCTCCGTAGAGTCTGATGATTCTGCTGTTGTAGCCGTGGTTGTCGTTGTTGCAGTCGCTGCTGTAGTGGTTGTAGTACCTACTGTGGTCTGACTTGTAGTATATACTACCAGCTCATATGGTACTTGAACCGCTTTGGCAGGGGTGCTGGGGTCTGTGTCTATGCTGTTGTTGTCGCACCATAACAACCCCAAGGACAGCATAGAGGGAATTAAAATAATTTGCGCCGCTATCTTCAAGCGACTTCGGTTTAGAATCTTCATATCAGATTCCTCCTTTGAAATAAGATTTATCGTCTTTATTAATAAAGACTATGTAGGTATCCCTACATAGTCTTATAACGATTGATATTTGGTTGTTTTTGGAAATGCCTAAAAATAGGCAAATACAGGATTAATCAAAATAATTACAATACTATCAGAGCATTGGGATCTCTATAGGATGCAGCAACCGCATTTCCTGTGTTGGGAGCTGTGATGACACCACTTCTGATTGTAGCATCTGGGAATACTTCGTGAATTTCAGACAGATAATCTTTAGTTTTCATAAAGGTCTGATACTGATCCTCACCCGTAGCTCTACCACCACCCTCTTGGTTTGCCTTAGATCCTTCATATCCGGAGATATATAGTACACCATTGGGCTTCAAAAGACTTCTAATGTGTACCAGAATATCGTGACGAACTTCCGGTTCAGCTATAACGTTAAGCACATTCGACAGCATAGCCACATCAGCACCACCGTTCTGCTTTACTCTGCGGATAGCTTCATTCTGCTGTTTAGCTGTCTGCCAATACTTATCATACCACACATATTCTATTGTAGGGTCAATATCATTGAAATATGCAGTAGCCAATTTAGCGGCTTCCTCCCTACCACCACCATAATCTAAAACCATAGTATTAGGTTTCCAACTGATTTTCCCAAACAGTGCTGGAAGTTTACCACTCAATGCATTAACTGCGGTGTTCTTTGAAGAATACTTCTGTTCGTGCTGAAGCATACCAGCATCTTCATTAGTTTCGTCTATTTCCTCATCAGCGCAGAATATTCTACGTCTACGGTATGCAAGTTCTGATGCTCGGATAGACTTAGATCTACCAATTCTTATCTTCATAATATATTCACTCCCACTTAAATATTAGTGTTCAATCTCAGTAAGATCATCTGAAACCTTCGCATCAGACACTATTTCCGGAAGGGCGATAGGTTCATTGACCTTCTTAGATTGTATATATGCCTCAATGTGCTGAACAACCAATGCTTGTAAATCCATACCATTGTCAGCTACAACCTTCTTTGTACTGTCAAGTAGGCTGTTGAGAACGTTCTGTGTTACAGACTCAAGAACTGCTTGCTGGGATGCCTTATCCCATTTTCCTTCCTGTTTCAGCGTAGAAACAAGGGTCTGCTCACTATGGTCTACACAAGTAGCTACAGCGGATGTAATATCCATAATAATGGATTGTATCTGTTGATTCTCAGTCTTTGACTTCAACCAAGCTGCAACTGCCGGAAGAAGAACAATAGTTATAACTGCGGATATAACTGTAAATGTCAATTCTATGAATGCTTTTATCAGTTCATCTTTCATACTAACTCACCTCTTATCAGGGTCATACTCAGAGAAGTACGTGTTCATCAAATCCCTCACAAGAACATTATTATGCTGGGCGGCTTTATCAATGGTGTCATTAAAATAAAGCTTCCCTTGGCTGTTGAATCCACATAAATAATATTCCCGGTAGAGTATTATCAGTTGTTTTAGTTCTTCACCAAAGTCATCACGATCCAGCTCAATAGCATTCTGGATACGCTTGCACTTCTCTAAGATTTGTGTTTGTAAGCCTGTACGCTGCGCTGAGGTCAACTTACCCATCTGTGCTTTCATCAGGGATACATCGGCCTGAGTCTCGATACTCCGCTGATTCATTTCCTTGATTACAGCTTTATTCTTGTTGATTTTATCCCAATTGTTAAGCAATGCCACCATTACGGAGGATATAATTGGACCTGCGATGGCTGCTATACCGAGAATGAGTTCCGTTTTCATAAACTCACCTTCTCTCAGTCAACATCACGCACGTTCTTAATCAACCAGTATAAGTATTGTGTGGTATCCTTGTCACAGAGAGGGCATATGCCTGTGATGCTTTCTACTTCCTGATCAGACTCAACAAGTGCAGAGATAAATATTCCGTGGCAACTATCGCACTCGGCTACATAGTGATTAGCGATATTGTTTTCCATTTCAATATCAATATCATCTTCTTCTACATCTTCCATTGTATCCTGAATATCATCAACCGCATCTGCGATGTCATCTACGGTATCTTCTATATCCTCACTCATCATTGCTGGATCTTCATCAAAGTCTGCTGCCATTATCGGAGCATTTCTACGAATCTTCATTTTGCAATTCACCTCATATAAAACAAAAATCGGTAATAGAGATTATTCTCTATTACCGATATATAAGGTTATTCGTATAAATGATTATCTCCAAGATTTCAGAACATCCTCAGCAGAAGCACCATTCCAAGCGTACTCAGAGATATATGATTCCAAGGTTGTAGTCTCATCAAAGTCAGAATTATCTACAAGGTCAACCAACTCAGCAGCTTTATCATCTGATATAGGATAAAGCTGTGCAACATCCTGATTACGACCATAATAACCGATTACGTCTATGTGATCCGGATAAGCGATTACATCAATACCCTCTTTGATAGCCATACGCTCTACTATATCCCAAGATACGTTCAAATCAGTATTGACTGAGATACTATCACCATTATTCCAATAGATAATATAGTTATCGGAGAAGTTGTTTATATAGGAATCTATCTCTTCTGCTCTCTCAATTCTTGCAGTATCATCTTCATCATCCCAATAGGATTCAGGCAAGTCAAACAGCTTGCCACCTATGTACTTACCATTAGAAGAACAAAGTATAGTCTTACGCTTTGAAGTGCGGCTTGCAGTTACACCACGCTTAATATATCGTTTCATTCATTTCTCACCTCATAAATTAAAAGATCCGTGATAGAAGATATTGCACTTCTATCACGGATATATAAGGTTATTTATCGCACCTATTATAAAACTGAATTGTGCCACTCTTCTAATTTCTTTACAGCGTACTCCATTGCCGCATCATAGGATTCAAATTCTTCATTATTAACTAATAAGCTCCGAACCTTGAATCGCTGAGATGCTTTAGTTTGCGGTTGCTTAAATCTTTCACGGTCTTTTTCACGCTGATTTCTTACCCAAGCTTTTTGATTTTCGTCTAACATAGGAAGATGATCTGATACTCTAAGGAATACAAGAAATTTGATATCTTTATTGGCTACCTGCTCTTTGTCAGCTAATGTATAGTACCGGGATGTAACACTTGATGCACTTTCCGATGCCCTCAGCAGTTTGAATCCCTGATACTCTATTTCTCCTATAAGTTCATCTATAAAATCATCATACTCTGCTAAAGCCTTTTCATCTAACTCTAAATCATCGGAATATATAGGTTTGATATTAGAGAAAGCGGCTGCTACCTTGTTATTAATGAGTTCATGAAATACCGTTATATCAATGGTGAATGTTGGAACATCATTAGGGATATTTGCTCTTATATATCGTTTCATAAATAGTAACCTCACTTTCTATATACTATAACGATTGCAATTTTATGTAAACAAAACCGCACAAAGCTTACTATATATTATATAGCAGATGTGCGGTTATTGTCAATGTTTTATTTTACCTTGTAGCTTCTAATCTACCAAGGGGCATATCAGTATCATCTATAAAGGACTCTATGAAATCCGGATTCCATGATTCCACACGTACCTCCATATAAATCAAAGTTTTGCTCTTGTAGCATCTCCGGTATTACCAACATACAGATTACCCGTATCATTATCCTGAATAAGTATACCTGATCTGTAACCATTGGTTTCATTCCAAGAGATACCGATTATGTCATAGTTCATAGCCATAGGATCGAATGTACCGGCCATATCCTCAGCAATACCGCTGTCAACCATATCTTTGAGCTCTCTACGAGTAAAGAGGTATTTACCGGGGAATCTGTTTGTCTGCTTACCGTATTTCTTGCCGTTCGGAGCTTTCCAAGCAGAAGCCATTACTGACTTACCTCTGGATATTCTCATAGTAGAAGTTACTGTTTCAGTATTACGCTTATCCTCTGCCATATCTACGCTGACATAGAGTTCATCATCGTGAAAGTCAAAGTATACAACTTCTCCCTTGAGCCACTTCTTACTGATACGGCTTGTAGATGCTAATGTTGGATCTATGGTCACAGTATCTGACTCTTGACCATCCTCACTATATAAGTTCAGAACAATCTCATCACCAGCGTACAGGTTTACAAACTCTTTAAGCTTCATTCAGTTACACCTCACTCAATACCAAGCTGGTCAAGAGCTTCACCGATAGCCTGTCCGAGAAGATAGCAACGGATAGAAACATCCCAATACTCATAATCTTCATCAAGGAACTTCTCAGCTACTGTCTCAGCATCTACACCGAACTCAGATACAAGGTCACGAATGTAATCCATAGCATTAGGATCACCCTGTACGTTCTCATAAGACTTATGACGGTCAAATGTGTAAGAGCCTGAACCATTACCTGTTACAGAATCCTCTACCCAAAGGTCATCATTGAGCTTTTCTTCAAGTTCCTGTCTGTTCTCATACTCTTCAAGGTTGATATTTTCATCAATGTAATCCTTGATATCATCAACCATTGCTTCAAGATAATTGTATGCCATAATTATTCCTCCTCATAATCATCATCGTCATCATCATTGTTACGGTCATTCCACTCTTGGAAATCATTATTACGGAAAATGAAAGCAAGACAAGCAGCCAATTCTTCCTGACTGATAGCTCTTACTATATCAGCGTTCAAGGATGCCTCATCCCACCAACCGCTTTCAATAGCAAAATCATATGCTTCCTGCGCTTCCCAATCCTCTACTACCCAACCGTAGCTTTCAGCAGCCTTAATGGGTCTGCGTTTCTTAGAATTCTGGTTAGCACGAATGCTCTTCGGGACCGTCTTACCATTCTTCGATGAAAATACCTTATATCGTTTCATACATCAATCAACCTTTCTTTGGCTTAAATAGCCATAGTATTTGGTTATATATAAGGTTGATTAAAACATCAATATGTTCGACCTTTGCATTTTATAAGCTTTCCGCACTTATCACACTTAAAAGTATGAGACTTCCTACCACGGAAGAATAAGTGCTTTGGATAATACACAAGGTCACAGTAAGGACAAATCCATATCGGTTTACCAGATTCATCGTCCGATTCTATTAAATACTCAGCCTCATCATCTAATCCTTCATACGGATTCTGATACGGCATATTAAAAGGATCTATAATCATAAGTTTACACCTCCCTAATCCGATATAAGTTCATCACTATAACCCCTTATGTTGCCGAACTCCATATACTCACCATTTGGATTATATACGGCTAACATATCTTCAAATGGGATAAAAGCATCCATATTTTTATACCCACACAGATATGATATCCATATATAATTCTGCTTTGTATCCACGAAATCAACAGTACCCGTCTCAGGTATTTTCTTACCATATATACTACTGTACAGCTTGAATACTACCTGCTCACCCGGAATCAAGGATGTTACCGCTCTCTTCGTATTACTTATCATCCTCTCTCCCCTGAAACATAGAGGTCATAAATAACTCCTTAGCCTGTTCATATGTCAGGTTCTTTAGTATGTGCTCCATTTTGCGTTTAACATCATTTATGAGCTGCTGCTGTTCTAAGTCTGCTATCTCGTCAGGACTTGCAGGGTGTATGTATCTACACGAATATGTATCACCACCACGCTCATGACCATTAGGTTTGAATAATACATTTTTCAGACCACTTACTGCGATATTACCTGCTGAGGTAATGCGCTCGACTGTACAGATACGTCTACCCTGCCAAGGAGTAGTAAGTATCACGGTATCACCTACGTTAAACTTATTTGCCATAAACACACCCCCCTTATATGATAGACAGCCTATCCGCAGTCTGAATAAGAGTAGTCATACGGTACTTCTCATTAGCATCCATCAGATCCTGTCGCTCAGAATCGCACACATTGTACTCATTCATATGCCATCTTATTGCTACTGCCTGCTCTGTTGTGAGCTTGAACAGCTTCATAGCTATGAACATAGATGTGGTACCGTGACCGAGAGGAATATCTGAACCTTTGTATTTGAATGCTAACTCCTGCTCCCAAATTCCGGTCTTTTCGTTCTTGACATTCTTCTGATATGGAGTATAGAAATTGATTTTGCAGAAATCGTGACATATCGCTGCGAGAATAGATTCTGCAAAGTTGACATCTTTGTAGGTATCAATGGTTATCAGTTCAGACACTTTATCTATAACCTTAAGTGTATGCTTGATAAGACCACCGAATTCAGATTCGTGATACTTAGTAGAAGCCGGAGCTGTATAGAAGTCGGTTGACTCTAACCAGCTGATTGCTCTCTTAGCATACTTCTCAGCCGCATCATCGGCATACATAGAGTAACAACAAGCTACAAGGTAAAGGTCTATCTCTTCCTTTAGAAGCTTTAGTGTTTCCTCATTAGATGTGTCACCATAAAGCAGTTCGTGATTCAGTCTCCTACCTATCTGATACTCAGGTCTGTGAATCTTGAACTCATCAAAGTCCAGTGCTACTTCTGCAAGGAATTCAGCCGGGATAAGTTCATCCTTAGCCGTTACTTTACTTGTAGCACCATCCACCATAGCGATAGCCTTATGAGTTGCAATATCATAGGCTACATAAGAATTAGTCTTAGGTTCATAGGTAAACCAATACTTAAACTCACTCTTAGGTCTAATTGTTGTGAAGTCAAACATATTATTTCTCCTTTCCGTATGTATGCCATATCTGAGCTCTGTTTCGCAGAATTGTCCTTCCGCTCTGAGCTTTCTTGGCAAATCTTTCAGCGTTCTCGGATTCACGCTCTGATCTGATTCCGGAAATAAGGTTTCTCAACATATTAACCGCAGCCAGTGCACATCCGAACGACAAGTATGTAGCGATGAGTATTAACAGATTATACATTTATGTCTCTCTCCCTTCATATACATATAACGATTGTTCCACTTAGGTTTCGGTTTACCAATATACTACCGTAACCGTCTTTCTATTCTAATTATATACTACCGTAACTACTATGTCAATGCACAGAGTAAACAAAAAAGGTGTCTACTATCTGGTTAAATAGTAGGCACCTATTATATTATTTGAAACGTATATGCACTCTTCTACTCTGAGCTATAGGTAAACCATATCGTTTAAGTTGTGTATTCCACCTACCGATACCATTACCATCAGAGGTTTCTTGCAGAGTATTAAGCCATTGCCGTGACCATTCCCAACTATCCGATACATCAAAGCCGGGATAATCATTTTTGACCCAGCACCATTTGTGATGCCAAATATACTCAGAATGTCCTTTACGAACAGAACCATCCGGTTTAACTGTAATATAATCCCCTACCTTGGGCTCTCTTGCTGTATCAAAGTCAGGAGCTTCTTGAAATGATATATCCCCGGTCTTAGGAGAATATCTTATACAATTATATTGGAAGTTAGGATATTCTTCTGCAAGAATAGATTCTGCGTTATCAAGAACATCCGCAGGTATAATCTCATCGGCGTACATCTTATGGAAATATATATCCCCTCCGATTTCCTTACCTACTCCGTATTTAGTGCTGCGCTTTATAGCACTTCCTTTGTATGTCTTTAATGGTGATCCGATCTGTGTCTGCCTATTATTGTATTCATCTGGTGCAACAGCACTTCTTATATATCTTTTCATAATGACACCTCAATCCGGATAAGTCCATTCCCCGGTATAGTCAAGCAGCACCTTCCTACTCGGAACTGTCTCTATCTCCCGGTAAGGAATCTCCCACTTATCCAGCTTCTTTATGTTGAGAGAGTGCTTATCCTTTTCCTTTTGGAGATAATCTATATCCTTTATATTAAGTATAAAGGCTCTGCTCTGAGTAGCGAACAGAACTATTACTACACCATATACATCTTTGAGCTTCGACTTCTTGAGCAGATTATCATACTGATACTCAGTAATCATTGAGAAGTCAAACCGGTCCTCATACGTAGCTTTTGATTCGATGTAGAAGAATCTACCATCTTTGAACAAGGTAAAATCACAGATGTTCTTACTTCCATAGAAACCTGTCATCTGATCCTTGATTCTATCAAAGCAATAATTCTCTTCCGGTCTATCAAGCCACTCCTGTATCTTAGCCTCAGCTTTTTTACCTAAAAGGTCATCTCGCATATATAAATCTCCTACGATATATAGAGTTTTGAGTATCTATGATATATAAGGTTATCTATCTTAGTGCTTATGTATATATCTTCCTACCCTAATTACATACTACCGTAATGAGTTTGTCAATATACATTTTACACAAACCTCTATGCAGATTATTAGTCTACATAGAGGTTTTATGTGTCATTCCAATATGATTGTATCAGTATATATCATAACCACTGAAAGTTGTATAATTAGCATTACCACGCAAATCATCATACAAATCCTCAGTGACTGACTCACGGATAGATTTATCACTATCTACAATATACTGTATGATAGCAGATACAACTTTCCAATACTCACTATCGTTCGGATCAAGCAAATCACTGTATTCATCTGTGCTGTTAGGCATAAATGATATAAAACCACTTCGGCTGCTGAATTCATTATCTATAAACTGCTGGAAGCCGGGATCATTACTGAATTCTGCAAACTTACTCTCGACCCAAGATGTATCAATAGCCATATCAAATTCAATGACATCATCGCTATAATTATAATAGCTTGGGTGATTCCATTTGCAGGACCCGGAAACTACGGTTGCAGGAATCTCATAATCATCAAACGCTGCCTGAATCGTAGCAGGTGCATAATTCAATACCTGAGCGTAAAACTCGGAGGTTCCGTCATAATCCTCTGCTATAAGCTGCATTATCTCATCATAATACTCATCATTAGGATCAATGACTTCAGTATTTACAGCATCCGCAACGAATACATCATCCAAGGCATCTGCTAACAAACCACCATAACAACCGAAATCAGCTACAGGTATTACATCTGTGTTCATATCTTTTAGGACCACAGTCCCATTATTACCTTGCTCACTCGCCTTTACAGCCCTACGCTTCTTACTTACTGCTGTGGGGACAATACCCTTATTTGATTTAATATAACGTTTCATATTGATTATTCCTCCTTAATATATGGACAAGCCAAATGCCTCTGCTTCCTCATCTGTAATATCGTGTGTTGCCGATCCAACTTGGAGATTAACCCAAAGATGTGCTACATACAGTTCAAGTTCACCACGTTTCCAAGCCTCAATCTCCGCATCAGTAGGAATCATATTATCTACATTGACCGTAGCATCGGTTTGTAATGAACTATCGAGAACTACGTAATCATTGATGTCATTTGAGAAGATACCGCTCGATTCTGCAATATCATCAATAAGATCCTGAGCAGTTCTGAAACCGTCAGCGACTTGGAATGTCCAAGAATTTACCTGCTCTCCCTCACCTTGTTCATAACTATCAACCATAACATCTACATAGCAGTAGCTTGGTACATATATTGTCAGATTAGATATATCTGCCGCACTCATAATTGCACTTGCCTTTACAGATTTCTCAGTACATCCTCTTAGAACAGTTTGAGCTTTAGAATCCGCCCAAGCATCAAGCAATTTAGCAGATGGTCTATTAAGATACACACCTACACTCTGAGCATATTGAATCAGATCATCAACATTATCAACAGATTGATCTGATGGTACATCTATATACACCCAACTATGCTCGTTCCACGTAGAACCAAAACCACCTATTTCCCTTGCTTTATCTACGACTAAACGACCTGTTTCAAGATTAGGGCTAATAAATGTAAGTTCAATAGAATTATATGTTGATGCCTTTACAGCCTTTGCACTACGGCTACGCTTAGTAGATGCGTTTACACCTCTACGTGAAGATTTTGGCTTTGTAGAAGATGTCACATTGTCACCATAATAGTTAAGCCTAACCTCATAGAAATCATCCTCATAATCGTAAGAGCCATCAGCATCAGCTACTATATCGGAGAAATAACTAAGGTATCCACATATCTGATCGGCAATCTCGACACCCAATAGGTAACAATCATGATCAAACATATCGTACCACTCATCGACAAATCCGAGGTCTACAGTAGGATCGATATTATTCATATCTTCACCAGATATATGTTCCTGTATATATTCATCCTCTGTGCCGTTGATTACGGCAAGATACAATGGGTTGCTTTCATACTGTTCTATCCACTCCATAATGGCTTGACTACTATTATCCTTTATGAGACTACTAAGATCACGTAAGAAATCAACACCATCATTCTCATAGTATGATGTACACTTCGGCATATTATATGACCCTACTGTTGCCTTGAACACACAAGTACCCTTGAAGAATCTGTTCAAGATATCGAGAGATTCATAGAAAATACCAACCGCAGTATCAGGATCATAGGAAGCCTTTACAGACTTCTTACCGCAGGCAGAGTTGATAGCATCAAAATCAAGGAGCTTTGCAACCTCACGCTTAATTCTATCCTGAATAGGCTTACCGGGTTTTCTGTCATAATCACTAACGACACTTAACAAATCAATAATATTGTCAGAAGAAACATCACTGATGTTGTTGAGCGCACGATAATTTTTACCCTCAATAGCTACCCAACCCTTGTTATTGTAGCCTAAACCATTATCAGATGAATCCCACCACTTAGCTACATAGTTTCCAGCTCCGGATAGCATCTCAATGTAGTATGTGGTACCTTTTGCTTTGAATGACTTATCATAGTTTCCATCAGACTCAGAAGCCATAATCCTCTTAGACTTACCATACTTAATATTCATAATATAATCATCTCATTTATATATTCACCTTTCTCCTCAACAGAATACTGATGTACCCTGCTGAGGAGATAGTGTATTCACATCATATATTGGTTGTTCCGTAGTAGATATCCTTAGCTACCGGGTTTACAAGGTCAGTTGCAAACTGTACAAGAGCATCAAGATTGAAGTTTTTGAGTTCAACATCCTTGACATAGTTATCTTTCACATCAACACCTGTACACTCAGCATATTCAACTTCACCGTTCTTGCAACGTACATTGAAACGAATATTATACGGTGCAACAGTAGTAAAGATTCCATCCTCAGTAAGCAGACCACGCTCTGAAAGTTCATATATATCAGCTACATAGGTAAATGCTATATTAAAACTTTCCTGAATATAGGGGATGCTTGCGTAGTAGTTGAAGTTGTGAAGGTCAGCATATTCATCAATACTGTGAATCTCTGACTTATCAAGAATCTCCTGCGCGATTCTTTCAAGTTCCTCTACTGTAGATTCATCTACTGGATCACCGTTGCTATCAAAGCCGTAGCCCCAATCATCAGACATATCATCCGCATTAGCTGTAATATTAGTTGAGCTTGTGATGTTTCCGTCATATACCGCTTGATCTATAAAGTTATAGATTTCCTCTACTACTGGCCTTGCAAGCTGTTCAACATATTTCTCATAGGCAGGTATGTCATAGTTGCTGAGGTCATAGTCATCAAGATCTACATAGTTTACTGCACGTATAACACCATTATGCACGATTATCTCAGTGGTAAGACCATTGATTTGCTGAGTAGAGTTGAGGTCATTATAGTTAGGGTGCTTTACATACTTCATAAATCTATCTTCAAGTCCAATAGCAATTGGATCTGCGATAAATGCTATGATATAGTCAATATCCGCACCATCAGGATAAATCTTAATGTCAGCATCACCACCGAGTATATCTACTTCACCAAACTCAGAAAGTTCTGATGCTCTAAGCTTATCAATGATAACATCAAATATGCGATCCTCTGCGGAAGTGTCACCTGTAATATATTCAAGGTCATCAATGTCAACTGTTTCTTCAGCGCAGTTTATATCCCGGCTGAGTTCTACTGCTCTTGTAGCGTAATCAGGATCATCGTCCCAATCGTCCCAAACCTGCTCCTGTGAGAACCAATCCGCTTCTTCGTTAGCGTGCTGAATTGCATCTCCCAGCTCTGTAATGTCATTATCTAAATCGTCTTTCTCAGGAACGATTTCATCTATAGGTTGAATATATACTACTGCACCAGTTTCATCTGTAAATGTGATTGCTTCATCAGATATATCATATGTGAGATTAGAGAAGCGTTCTACTACTCCGTCAGCAAGATCCTTTACATATCCGTCTATATCGGTAATAGAGTTCTTGTAGTCAGACCAATTGTACTTCTTACGATCCCACTTGTTTCTGCTGAGTTGAAGTTCAGCATTTACTTCGGTGGAAGCTGTTATACCATTAGCGAGAAATGATCCAAGACTATTTTGAAACTCAGTATAAGCAGCTATACGGCTATCTTCATATGCCTTACGAATCTCAGTAAGTCTTTCCAACCATTCAGGTGTCAGATATTCCTCATCAAAGTCAATCTGTGGTGCATATATCTGATTGTTATTAGGATAAAGCTGGATATAGAATTCATTTCCATTGATTGCATTCTGATTGTATGTGTAGTTTATCGGATCTTCATCCAACGGATTTGCTATTTCCGCTTCAAGCATCTCCTCATACAATTCGTGGTCTACATCATCAAGGAAGAACCAAAAATCTGATTCAACAGCTTCCGGACTCAGACCAGCAGATACTTCCCAATCATCAGGACCATTGTATACTACGTGATCTGTACTCAGCCACGCACCGCTGCTTGCATCTTGAAGGAAACTATCTACATACTCCAACATATCGCTATCATCAAAGCCATCATACTCATAAGAATCATTCAGCATATCATTTATGTTTTCCTCCGATGATTCCCACGTATCTGCTTTGATGTCTGTTGATGCTTTTATCCCATCAGGTCTATACTCTGCATCATCAAGAGTATAACCTACGGCTTCATCTACATCAGGATGGGGATCTACGGAAGTATAGCGTTCACCCGGATGGAGCTCTTCAAACTTCTCAAACCAACGGTCTGTATACTTATCTGTAAGTTTAGCCAAGCGTTCAAGTTCCTTAGCGATATGTGCAGGTGGTTCTTCATCATAATAATAATCATATGATTCCTGATACTCCCAAACATCATTGCCATTATCCCAACACTTTATAGACTTAGCACTATAAATACCCTCATTAGCATAGAATATCTCAAAGTCAAGAATACCGTTGCCATCTTCATAGAACTGAGAACCACCGTTCTCTGTCTCCGGTGCTTCCTCTGCTTCTTGGATGATAATATCGGTAAACACTCTTGCGGTATCAATCGGAGAGCCATCAAAATCAAAAGGATCACCGAACTGATTACACCACTCTTGGAACTTAGCGTTTACTTCATCATCATAACAGAGATTTTCTACCGCATCTGCAAGGTCATAGACACTTCCCTGATATACATTATCTCCGTTGAAGTACATCACTATGTCATCCTGTATTCCGGATGCCTTTATAGCCTTACGCTTCTTAGCGGCAGCTGAAGCCTTTACTGTACGCTTTTTGCCACACGCACCCTCTACGCTTCCGGTAGATAGTTCCTCAGCGATTTCCTCAATCTTCTGAGAAAGCGCATTCTTTGAGCCGGACATTGGGATTGTAAATGTATCTTGTGCTGAAATATCCTTACCATACGGTTCAGAGAGTCCATACTCTGTTAGCACGCATACAAGCTTACCTCTTGATTCAGGAGAAGATGCTACATATAAAGATATATCATCCGTAGTATCTACATTGACAAATTCAACTTCAAAAGAATAGTTGCCTACTCTAACACCTGATTGAACATCATACACAACTATACAAATCGCACCGATCTCACAAGAATCATATTTATCTGCTATAGCATCTCTAAGTGTCTGCAATATCTTACGGTTATTTTCTGCGTTGAGGTCATCAGCCCAATATCCCTTTGCAGCGGATACTCTCTTCTTAGCAGACTTAGATGCCTTTACACCGAACTGCTTCTTTGCCGACACAGAGGATTCAACCGTTTCGGATTCCCCTACAACTTGTCTGAAATTACGAATGTTACGCTCATTGAAGTTATCTCGATCCTGTCCACTCAGTCCAAAGCTTGTATCATTTGATATCTGAGTCTTATATCCGGTAACAACATCTTTCAGAACAACATCTTTATCCTGAGACACAGCATACTCGATAGCTTCCTCCATATCTGCGAACTTCACGGTATCACCATCTTTATACTTAAACCCAAGCTTGTATGGTGTTACTCTGAATCTGTCAGCCGGAGCTTTGTAATCCGGATTCGCTACTCTGCGCTCAATGGTACGGAATGTTGCACGTCCTCTCTCTTCCTGCTGATAGGTTCTAAGGTCATCCTTCATTTCCTTACGACCTTCAGGCGTGTTGTCATAGGATACAAGGTCATCCCAGCCATAGCCATAGTTTCCTTGAAGAACAAGCTCAACCACAGTCTTTGAATTTCTTGCAGCATTTACAGACTTAGATGCCTTTACACCGAAACTCTTTACTGACTTTGAGGATTTTACAGACTTCTTACCGCAAGAATCAAATACAGAGATTGTATTCTTGTTCTTATACGGCTTAATTGTAGGCTCTTCATCAAGCGGTGCAAGCTCAATAAGGTCATACTCTCTCAGCTCATCAGTATTGAGCACCGCATCGAGTAAGAGATAGTCTCCCCACGTACCCTTCCGGTTCTGACCTTCCTGAGTGTCAAGAATATTTACATCCTTCGGAAGCGTACCGGGACCGATACCGTGAGTTGTAAAGTACCAATACTTTCTATTCTCATAAGGAACAGCATCAGAATATCTTCCGGCCTTTACAGACTTCTTACCGCAGGCTGATTCTACATCATCAGAAGCCGTATAGAGCTTATAACCCAAGTTCTTGACAGCATTAGCAGGAACTTCACCTTTCTTAATGAGGTTTCTGATAAACTGCACATCACCGGATGCACTTGCTTTATTAAGATACGATTTATACATATACTTATTATCATCGATACCCACAATAACTGTAGGATCACCATTTATGGTCTTAGTGATAACCTTGCCGCGCTCTGGGAGTTTATCTATTCCACCCAAAAGCTCAGAAGCCTTTACAGACTCCTTACCAATTCTACGCTTTGCAGAAGATGAAGCCTTTACTGTTTTCTTAAAGGACTTGCTTGCAGCCACTTTACCGGCCGCACCAGTATTAAGTTTCTTAACCTGAGCGAGAGCATCATCATATGATCTGAGGACATTAGGTACATAAATCTTACTACCGTCATTGTAGTAGATATAACCCATACCCTGTACTTCTGCACAAGCATACGGTCCCTTCTTGAACTTCTCATTGAACTTCTTCTTAGCGGACTTGAGCGTATCAGAGAACTGCGCTGCGCTGATGTACTCGCCCTTTGAAGCTACTACTGCTTTAGCTTCCGCAGATGCCTTAACACTATACTTCTTAATAGCCATAGTTATAATCACTCCTTATTCTGTAATTGAATTTGATATATCATCAATCGTAGATGCAAGTGCTGAACTCAGATTCAATGCGATAGACAAAGCTTCCTTGTCCTTATCTGTGCTTGTTCTACTGAGTTTCTTCAGACCATCTATGATATATTCAAAGTCTGAACTGAGCTCATCAAGAGCGGTATCGAGTGCTTCACTCATCTCTGATGTTGCCTTAATATATCGTTTCATAATTGACACCTCACTATCAGGGTATATTAATCTCTGATATATAAGGTTATCCGGCTATGACCACATTATCATATCCTATATATAATAACGATTGTTTCTATAGATAAAAGAAAAAACCTACAAGGTTTATACCTCGTAGGTTTATATATATATCAATCAACTCCAATATACTGCAAAAGAGCAATTAGATATATTTTAATAATATAACTATATCAGTGCAAGCCACTGGTTGTTTTTGTGCAATATTACTTTTGAGGTTGTATTTGACTATAGGGCAAATCTATACTCAAAGGGCAAAATGCACAAATGTCATTCTCATTTCCGATTCCCCATACCTAACAAGAAGTTGAATAACTCCGGATTCTTTTTAAGGTCAAGCTTATTATCCACAATGAAATCCGATATAGCTTTCTTGTTTTCAAGAATCTGATTGACATACTCATCTATAGTACCCTTGGAAATCAAGGTGTATACAAATACAGACTGTGTTGTACCCACACGATAGCAACGATCATAGGCCTGCTTCTTATCATCAGGTGTCCAGCAGTCATCAAAGAAGATAACATTTGTAGCAGCTGTAAGTGTAGCAGACACACCAAGAGCACCAATTGTACCGAGTATCACTTTATACTCTGGGTTATTCTGAAAAACTCTCTTGTGCTTTTCTCTATCAGATTCAGACATCGTACCTGTATAACAGCAAGTCTTATGACGTTTTGATACGAATTTATATATCGTTCTGAGCGGTTCTACCCAATTGGAGAATACAATAACCTTTTCCCCACGCTCAACAATATCATCTACAAGCTCCATCAACCTTGCAACCTTGGCATTATATTGTACAAGGTAAGCATCATCTACCTTAGCTATAAGTTCCTTGATTCTCGGTGTTATCACATCATTATCAATCAGTTCCGGACTACCGTTTACCTGTCTGAGCCGGAGCATACGTGACAGTGGATTTGCTGAATTAAGAATTTCATCTCGATTCTCATATAGCTCTTCTGCTATCGCTTCATATAGCATATTCTGATATGGTGTATTCTCGACATACTCAGTTATGTATACTATAGGTGGCAGATCCAATACTTCTGACTTCTTTCTGCGTATCATATTTCCGTGCAACATTTCTTTAAGTATTGGTATGTTCTTATATGCCAATATCTCATAACCACCGAATCCACCATAGATGCAGAACTGATGAGACCACTCATAGAAACTGCGTATGCTGTGACCATCCACTAACTTCAACGGAGTAAATACATCAATAGGCTTATTTCTGATGGGTGTACCTGTCATTGGAATCCACTGGACAGCTTTATCGGTACGTCTTTTTATATCAAGTATGAGCTTACCCTGTGTAGCCTGTGGACTCATATTCTTATGACATTCATCTATTACAATCATAGGCAATGATCCCGCATTAATCATATCTATAATCGCTTCTTCAAGCAGATATTTCTTACCGGATTTTATGCGCAAAGATTCTATGTTGACGATGAGGAAGAATGGCAGCTCCGGAGCAGATTCATCACCGTACATATGCCCGTTTCTTATATCGTCAACTTTATCTGAACCCTTAACATTGTACTTAATCTGACCCTTACGCTTCCCTCTTGTAACCAACCTTGTACCGAGGATATAGCCCTCTTCCTGACCGTTGGTATGCTTTGCTATATCATCCTGCCAAGAATACTTAGCTACATTAACACAAGCTATGATGAGACAATGTTTATACCCATACTTCTTGCGTTGGTATAGAGCATAGTTAATCACTTCAAGAGTCTTTCCACAGCCGGGGTCATCCGCTAATATAAAGCCTTTACGTTCTTTAGCCTTTGCGTACTTTAAGAATGCAAGCTGGTGATTGTAAAGCTTAAATCCATTCTTGACGTAAATATCAATGTCGGAAATGTCTATATCGGGGATTTCAGATGTAGAATCAAGGGTAGCATTCTGATTTATCATCTCATCAGACTGAATTTGTAAAGCTTGTTCATACGGTGTACCTTTGACTTCATTCATTAAGAAACCCAAATGTGAACTGGGTATGGTCCAATACTTACCATCCGGTATATACTTCCTACCCGGTACGTTCTTTATCATTGCTATTAAATCCGGATCATACTTGAATTTGAGGTTGTATACATCACCATCTTGAATAGCGTAAAACATAGCTTCTCCCTTTCTATTAGTCACAATCCCACGATACAGAGGAACCGTTGTTTACTTCCTGTGTTATTGTAAACGGCTTATCTCCGTACAAAAACTCAATAGGTACTTCATAGAACTCACAGAGTCTTTTGAGCTCACTATCCTTTGGACACGTTGCTGCACACCGGAGATTTGTTACTCTTGCAGTATTGCAGTTCAGTAACTTAGCGACTGCTGAATTATCGTGATCATTCATAGCCATAAGAATTCTTAATCTCTTAGCGAATTTATACGTTATAATCTGTTTCTCCATAGTCATAATCTCCCAGAATCTTAGTTATGCTTGCTGCAAGTTCATCATCTATCAGATGACAGCCTAATGTAGACTCCACACGTTTTACTATAGATATCATTTGAATAAGAAGATAACTCTGCTCCATAAGCAGTTCATATGCATCATTATACCCAACCTGATACCCGGTCATAAAAAGGTTATTGTTCTGCTCAGTGACACCCTCAGCGGCCAGCTTCACATTGCATAGAATCTCTTGTATCTCTGAATGAATATCTGCATATTCAGAACACTTCGTTGTACTCTTTGATTTAATCATTGTCCACTTCAACTCCTATTGATCCTTTATAGAATATCGGTATTAATCCATAATTCCGGAAAGCCTTATCAACTATAGTTTTACCGTGATCATCAAGCTCTATAAAACTATGGCTGACACAGATGCTGTTATTCAAGGTTATAGTTATAGCATTGGTTTCCGTAGGGTATGTTAATCGTATTGAAGTACCTATATCTTTGAACTCTTGATTGATGTCACGTACTGCATACTGAGAGAAGAGCAGTATAGTTTTCAATTTGTTTATATCATTTCCCACACATATCACCTCATACCTTATAATTCCGCAGGCAGAGCTCGGCATCAGCTTTAAGCATCAGCAGATTATACATATTCGTAATCTCGACAAAATCAGTGCTTATAGCAACAATCTGCCTTATAGTATCAGATTTGTGATACTCAAACTTCATTATCGGCATATATGTCCAATCCTTTACAAGTGCGCATACATCCTCAAATTCTGCTGCGCTAAAAGTTGTTACTGTTAAATACAATTCCTTATTCATACTTGTCTCCTTAAAATAGTTTCTTTGTGGTTGATTTGATTGCTTTAGGAACATCTGACCTTGGGGTTAATTCTGTTAATTCAGAGATTCTACTTGCAGATATACTCTTACCATCAAGTCTGAATTTATACTGATTTTTAGCCATAAGCGTAAGATGTTCCGTGGAAGGTATACAACTATAGTGCTCTGTCCAAAAGACTGTATTACCTATGCTGTTTATCACTTCAAAGCGCATACTGTCACCTCAGTCATCACAAGTGATCTTAAAGAACATATTGAGCAGACATTCCTCACAGAGTTCTGAATCATCATACTCATATAGTTCTTCTACCTCAGATTTACAGTTATCGCAGTACAAGTGCTTTACATTCTGATTAGGACAAGCTGATCCCAAACAAGGTAAACCGCAGTCTACACAGTCATTTTCGTACCGTACCATATTGAACCCTCCATACAATATTTGAGAAATAGATTTCTCTATATACTATAACGATTGACAAATCAAAAAAAAATAAAGACCCTGAGCGGTAGGGCTCAGGATCTTAGACACAGTATAAAACTTTTAGGA